CACTCCTGCCTGACAGCGCTCCCAAAACCCCCGTTGCTGTAAACTAGAGTGTAATTCACTGCAAACTTCGCTGTCACGCTACAACAGTTGTAGGTTTACACCATTGTTTACAGTGATGCCGGACGACCCGGGACGAGGCTGGAAGAAGGCGGATCACCCAATGAAATAAGGGGTTTCGAGCGCCAAGAGGCCCACCGGGACGCGCGAGTGCAAAGTTTGCAGTAAATCGGCAAAACAGCACCAACAGGGCGAAAACGAGCGCGTTGGTCGGAGCAAGGCCGCGGACGTGGCGAACCCTACCAAACCCCATTAAAACACGGTTTAAGCGCCTCTTGGGTGGGTGCTAAACACACCATTCAAGGGCCTTTTCCGCATCCGGAACTGGGACCCAAACCGCCCAGTTCTACTTAGCCCTCCCAGATCCCTGCTGCGGCTTTTGAAATCAAAGGCTTGGAGATTCCCGGCGTAAAGGCGGTAGAAAAAGAAGTGGGACCCTTTTTGAGATCGAGCCACCGCTGTAGCTGCTGGTGCGAAGCGGGTCCGACCCGCCTTCGAATGACCGGATCGAGCCCTTTGTACTGATTGCTGCATCGCGCGCGAATGGCAGCTTTGTGGGGCTTACTTCAACTTTGCCCACAGCCACCGGTTATGATCATCGACAAGCCAATCCGATGCGTGTTTGATGATGTTCATGCCGTGGGGCTTTGACAACGCGCGCGTTGGCACTGGCCAAGTATTGATAGGGAGGGATTTGAGTGATGCGTTCTTTCTTTGAAAAGCCTGTTGCAGCTTTTTCGCCGAATCCAAGCAATATCAAGCCCCCGACACGTTTCGGCGCAACTATCGGGTTAGTCGTTGTTTTTTGCGCATTTTTTGTATCAGCTTTCGCTCCAATTCTGGCGCCATTTGAACCAACCCTTAGTGTCGCCACAGCATTTTCACCTGCGGATGAAGAGTTCCTTTTGGGAACTGATGAACTAGGCCGCGACAGCTTATCAAGATTGATCTATGGCCTCAGAAACCTCGTCTGGGTGGCTTCGGCTACGTCCTTGCTTTCGATCACCATTGGTCTTTGCGCGGGCGTCACTGCCATAGTGCTCGGTGGGTGGTTGAACAGAACGATCTTCGTGCTTGCGCACGCGATCTCAACTCTGCCTGCACTGTACTGGGGCTTCTTCTTTGGGGCCCTGTTCTACGTCCCTTCAAGCCTAAGCTTGATCATAGCAATTACCATACCGTTTTCGGGACGTGTTTTTCGTTTATGCAGCAGCGAAACCATGGGAGCGGCGCTCGAAAACGCATATACCGCATCGAAATCAGGTTCAGCGGTTTTGTGGTTTGGCGTTGCGGGGAAATTCGTGCGACAGGAAATAGTTTTTCTTGCGGCAATGCTTGGGAATATCTTTAACGCAACGATACTAGTGGTCTTTTCTCTTTCTTTTATAGGTCTGGGGATTCAACCGCCACACTCTTCGTTGGGACGGTTTATTGCAGAAAATGCTACTCTCATTTCATTTGGAGACTATACCCCGGCCCTTCCGTTTTTAATCGTGATCCCGTTGGTAATGTCGGTCTACATATTGAACGACAATGTCTTGCGCCGTACGGGGCGCAACTTGGTGCCAAGCATCAGAACACATGGTCCAGTCTGGGACCTACAGCGGTAACACTTAAAGCGGACTTTCGCGGAGCTTCCGGCGACGGCATCCGCCGGTAGGGCCACCTGTTGCAACCAAGTAGAAATGTCAGCCGGTCCGCAAAGTAGAAATGTCACCAAGGACGATGACGGGAGCAAAGCTTCAGATGCCTAGGTATTTTAGGGCCTTCTTCGCGGTTTTTCTGACCTCAGACTCCGGATGTTCAACAAACTCAGAAATCTTATCTGCAGAGGTTTGAGCTTTAAGCTTTCCCAGACATGCAATTGCGCTAACGAGCAAATCGTCATTCTCCAGCAGCCGGATCAGATAGGGAATGCTGTCCTCTTTCAGAATTCTCGTCACGCCAAAAGGGAGCTCGGATCTCGAAAACCCGTAACGACGGTCTTCGAGCAAAGAAATAATATCTTCGACGTCGCCAGCATCGGCAACCACGGACAGAGTATTGCCCATAACCCACCTGAGGTCATCATCACGTTCCGCCCGAAAAAGCCTTATCAACTGGCGGCCAGCAACACCCCGGGCAAAAGGAGCTGCCAGAGATCTTATGATCCCTTCCTTGTTTTTCTTCACATATGGAAAGTTTAAATGCCTGAGGAGACTTGGGACTGCCAAAGAATAGTCGGACTCCGAATTGACCAGATCCCAGATCGACGCCACGTGAAGTCCCAGCGCGACCAGATCGGCCACAATGGGCCGTTCATCCTGCGACAGCCTGGCCTCCTCCTGTGCTAATCTTTGGTCTTCCTTTTCTATCCTCTCAAGATATTGAGCGTCTCGCGCCAATTCGGTCATAAACGCCTCAGCCGTCATGGGTTTCCTTGCCATGATCCCTCCCTTGCAGACCCCTTTACGCTGGACGATACCGCAAGGGACTGGGTTTGCATATGCTCCGTTCCTGACTGGATCGAGACCGCCTGAGACCGGCCCTCGCCCCCAGCCCTGCGCCCGCCCGCAGCGCCTCCCGGTGCGGCGTCGGGCGGGGCGGGGGCATCTCAATTTTGGGATCGTCGAATCCGGGCGGTTTTTCGTGTCCGATTGCGGTTGGATTCGGGCCGGTGTCACCTGTCTCGTAAGGGATCATATGTTGTGTAAAATTTGTTTACCTTCTGGAAACATAAGCCCCATTTGCCGCCTTGTCCGCGCGCGCGCCTAGACGCCCGTTGGCGACTTCCGCAATGGCTGTAGACTCGGATCGCGCGCTCCTTAAGGGTAAAAATCTATAGATTTAACTCAGAATGGAACGAATTATGCCCGAATATTATGTGAACAAAAATACGCAGATCAACGGCGACAATGAAGTCCACCGGAGCGATGAGCTGAACTGCCAAAATCCAGCGGCGTACTGGAACAGGGTTGCTTTGGGACTTCACAATGACTGTCATTCGGCAATTAAATCGGCTAAGTCTCGAGGGTATAACGCAAACGGCTGCTTCTATTGCGCCAACGCGTGTCATACGTCCTAGCAGCGCCTAAATGGCCCGTTACGAGGGCGCACGGCCTCAATGCCGTGAGCAGTCGGCCGCGGCCCCTCGCCGAGTTTACCTAAGGATCCTGCCCATGACATTGAGGCGCTTGTTCCTAGCCGTCGCGCTGTTCGGAATATCTTCCACGCTTGGTTTCGCGCAGACGCAATCCACGCCGCATGACGGCTCCTATCAGCTGGCGCAACGCTATGCCTGCGGCCGGACTTGCGGGCAAGTCAGCAGTTGCCGCGAAGCCGTCTATCAATGGTGCGTTTGTGGCTACAGCCGCGCGGATGGAGATCGTGACGGCGTACCCTGTGAGACAGTCTGCGGCCAAAGCTCCGCCAGTTCGCTTGCGCGGGTGCGGGGTTTCAAGGACGAGTTCGGGTGTCGCTAGCGGCCCTAAGCTGCCATTGCCCGCTGTTTGAAATGCTAACTGCGGCCCGTCATTGCGGACTTTCGTTGCAGCACGAACCCCGAAACACGAAAACAACGTCAAATCAGAAGGTCGAACGACCGCATCAAGCGCCAGTCCCGCGCGAGCATCTTAGTCCAAGAGCGCATGATTAAAAAATTCAGGTTCAAACATGAATGTAGGGTTGAAAGTTATAGAGGACGTTCAAGTTGCACGAAGTACTTTTTTCCCTGTTCGGATTTCTTGCAGGAGCGGTGTATACAACCCCGCAGCATACCCATTTCCAGCAGGTTAAAAGGCAGCTATATTGGCGCTACGCGCCAATACGATGTAGTAAATTTTCGTCATTTTCCCTTTCTTAAGCGAGCCTCGGAATACTTACATCGAAGGGATGCTGACATGTCTAGGCCGTCTACGGCCTCGGTTCCTCGCAGCGTGTTGATAAGCGTTAGGCGCCCGCTTTTCTTGGGCGTTTCCTTCCATCAACCATACAACTTTTTCTCGATTTATGTAATCTGGAAGCTTTGTTCCAATGGTGCCGACTGCAGAATTTAACGCAGAAAGTGATAGGTTAACTACCCCAGAAAGATCTGCGCCCGAAAAGTCTGTATTTTCAAGATGAGCACCTTCTAGATCAATGGAGCCCTTCACGCGCTCATTGTCGTATATGTTAAGTGCAAAATGACTTCTGGTGCTTGAAGCATCAATATCGCGGAAACTTGCGTTTCTTAGATCGCACCCGCGCATACTGACACCCTCAAACATCGCGTTATCAAAGGTCGACTTTGATAGGTCGCATTCCTTCAAATGTGTACCAATTAAACTTGCTTTTACTCCATCCGTATATTCGAGGCTGGCCCCTTTTAGGTTGGACCCTATTAATGTGGACCATATGATCGTCGTTGACCTAAGATCGGCACCTTCTAAGTTTGCTCGGCTCAAACTTTGGTTCCAAAGGCGTTGCTCCGCAAGATTGATCCTGCGGAGGACCTTTACGACTATTTTTTCGTCGGTGAGACCCATTTCGTTGAGAAGTGATTTCGTGCTAAGCCTATCGGTATTTGGCCAATCGATATTCACGGTCCAAGGTGTATTAAACTCTATGGTACTCCAATCTCCTATCGGGATAGCCGTAGCCAACGAGGAAGTGCATGCCATGAGCGCAGTAATCGCACAACGATGTCGGAAAACCAGATCGGTCCATTGTGCTTCGGGGGCCATTTTATGAACAGAAAAACCATTACTGAGTGTCCACCCCAGCAATTCAGTCAAAGCATTTTTAGGGCCGAGCGCAGTCTCGGACGTTAACTTCTCACGCGCCTCATCATAAAGAAAATCTATGATCTCAGTTGTCAGTTCACCAGATCCAATAATCTGACTCCATCTCTGCTCAACGTCTTCAGCTTCCGCGTCTTCCAATTCTTTTGCAACCTTCAGGGCGTGCGATAACAGACCACGAGCAGCAAGATATTCGCCAAAGCTCTTATGAATAAATTCGAATCCGCTGTCCGCGTCGCCTTGCCCAGCACGGGTATGAATGTTGAGAGCCACTGATTTAAGGTTTGCCGCAGGAAAGTCCTTAAATTTCTTTTCACGCCCAAGGTGCAATTTACGAATTTGGCGAAAGTCGTCTTCATCTCCTGTGCGCCCGTTTCCACGCCAAGCAGCAATGCCAAGACATTCCATCAGCTCAAAGAATAGCTCCTCATTTACACCCGCGGCGACGAAGTGATCTTTCTCTTTGTTTCGTTCGAATATTTTCTGGAGGATATCCTCATAAACAACGTTCTTATTATCAGCCGCTATTTCCCAATCGTCACTACTGTATTTTGAGATCACCAAAAGGTGCAATAGAAGGGGCTCAACATTAAGCTCTCTCATGCTGTCAGCGGTAACTGCAGCTGGTATTTTCTCTGGATCAAGATCCTTGAGAGTCGCCCATTTCCGCCAATAGGTTGCCCGCTGATCATTACTCATCAGGCCATCAGGGTCTTCGATTTCATCATCAGCCTGTGAGGGCATCATACATGTTTCGTTAGTCATCTTTGCGATCGGCGCAACGTTGAGCATGTGCTGCACCGGAATATTGGAAGCCTTCATTGCGCCTTCACAAGCCAGATTACGACCCAGCACAAGTGCCCGAATAGGGGTGCCATCTGTGTTTAGAGGTGAAAGCATTAGTTTAAGGGCAAGCAGAAGTTCTCTGGCGTAGCGCTCCCCGTCTTCTTCTTTAGTTGATAGCTCGTCCAGTCCATCGAAGATGATTAGAATAGGTAACTCATCTGTTTTGCGCCAATCCAGGGGACTTCCGGGCAAGCCCGGGCTGCCGTGTTTGCCTGTCGAGGTATCGCGGCGGTCGACATAGCGCGCTATATCATCATGTAGTGAGCCAGACAGAACCATGTGCTGAAGCTGTATGAATAGTACGCGATGAACGCCCTGTTCAATCACCTCATGTGCGAAGGCGCGCGCGAAAGAGGACTTCCCACTTCCCGGCCCCCCGGTAACTACACGGACAGGATCTTGTTGAGCATTTCCAGCCATCCAAGTATGCGTCGCCTTATGTAGCTCAGCTACATGTGCGGTCTTACGCTCTGTTTCAGAACCATCCTCTTTTTGGAATTTTTCAATTTGGTGCCAAAAGCACCGAGGCGGCAGGTAGACAGCTTCAAGCGGAATGACTTCGGCCTCATCTGGAGAGAATATCGGTGCATCCGTATATTGATGGGAAACCCAATATGCATGGCGTGCCCAATGTCCGTCGCGTCGAGCACTTTCGCCCCCAAGTCCTGTAAGCCCATCTTCGAGAACCCGAAAATAGCTGGGATCCTCGCAGAGTGTTCGATTTGAACCAGTTCGCAAGGCACGTCTGAAACGTTCCTCAAGCGTATCGATTTCGAGATCCATACTGGTTGTCGCCTTCAGGAGCATGGCTCCGAGAGCTTGATGCGCTTTATTGAACAGAGGCGAAAGACCTGGGTTTGTCAGCGTAAGGGCATCAAGCTCTTGTCCATCGAACTGCGCCGCAGTCTCGAGAAATTCACTGACCGCTTCATCTTTCTTCCCTGACAGTGGAGCTTTGATGCGCTCAGCCTTTAGCACATCACTAACCGCGTAACTGATCGTCTTAAAAGCCCAGATCCAAGCCCGTTGCCCCGGCTCGTCCTGTGCCGTGCCCGAAAGTGCGCTGAACCCGGATTTCAGATTTGAGAGAACATTCGGAATGTTTGGACCGGCGGGGCTTAGTGCTTCCAGAACCGCCAAGATACCATGAAACCCTGCGTCTATGTAATTGCGTTTGTTGTTTGGAGGAGTGAGTGGAATGGCCATGTTTAACCCTTTACTTTGGGTCATTGTAGCCGTCGGTGGAATATCGGCAAGGTCCGGTTTCCGCCCCGGGTGCTGTCGAGGTCCCGGGCGCAGCGAAAGTCGGCTTTCCCGCCCCTGTTGTCGAAGCATCGGTAATATTCATCTTAACGAAGCCCTCACCACGCATGCGCTGACCACACGATCTCGCCCAGGACGCGCATGCGGTTCATGTCGGGGCCACGGCGGGTTTCGGTCGGGTGGATCGGGTTGTCGGAGGTCAGCACCATCATCTCGTTGTCGACCAGGTCGAGGCGCTTGACGCGGGCGCTGCCATCGGTGTCGACGAAGGCGTAGACGTGGCGGTTGCGGATCGTGGTGCGGCGCTCGTCGATCATGACAAGGTCGCCGTCGTTCAGGGTCGGGGCCATGCTGTCACCCGCAACGGTGAGCAGACACGCCTGCGCAGGTGAAATACCCCGCTCGCGCAACCAGTTCTGGCGAAAGGCCAGTGCGCCTTGCAGGCTGACATCGCCGTTCAAGGCCCCTGCCCCCGCCGCCAGCCGCGCGTCAACGCGCGGGATTGCGGCGAAATCTTCGTGGTCGATCTGGGTAGTGTATACAGCCCCCACTTCGCGCGGCGGACCAAAATATAGCTCTAGATCAAGTACTTCGGCTAGCCGCTCCAGTGAAGCCCAATTGTATCGTTTGTCGCCGTCGCGCTTCATTCGAAAGTTCTTAATCAAAGACGGATGACCGACCGCGAGCCGCGAGGCTTTCGCGTCTGAATAGCCCTTCTTTTTCAGGGCCTCATCGATCTGGTTAAGAATCACATCCATCTGGTCACGATAGCCAGTAATGGCCAATTCGTAAACATAAAGCTACTACAGGCTTGTATTGCCGGGCTAGTAGTGGCTATACTCTCCTCATGAAACAGAGAGACGCCCTTATAACACTCGCCACCACGCTCGCCGCGCATCGCGGGGTCACGCACTATGCGATCTCCATGCGCGCCTTGGGTAAGGGCGATTTCTTCAAGAAAATGATCGAGTGCGGCTGGGATTGCCGCACTGCGACAGCCGAGCGCTTGCTCGCTTGGTTCGACGAGAATTGGGACCGGGACCTCGAATGGCCCCGCGACATCCCCCGTCCATCCGCCAAACAGGAGGATGCCGCATGAGCCCGCGCCCCGACCCCGAAGGCAACCTTCCCCCCGGAAGCGGCTTTGCGATAGCCCTGCTGCTCGCCCTCGTCTTCTGGGCCGTAGTCGCTGCGGGCCTGTCTGTCGCGGTTCTGCGCCAAGGTGCCGCCCCTGAAACACCCCCTTCAACAGAGGATTTAATGTGATGCGGTTATCCGATCTCATTCCCGATGCCGGGCAGTTGCAGGCTGAGATCGCGGCCATCCCGCAGGCGCAGCGCGTGGCGCTGGCTTTGCAGTTGGTGCGCGACATCGACGAGCCGTGCTGTGCGCTGCCGCTGATGCGCCTCAGTCGCTTGGCCGAGGATCATGAGTTGTCGATCCGCAAGGAAGCGTTCGTTCTGGAGCGTGCCCGATGATCCGCCGCCTTGCCCATAAATTTCGTCTCCGCGCGCGTGCTGGCCTGTGCGCTGCGCGGTCACTGCGCCCCGGCTGTGCCCAATCTGCTTGCTCCGGCCGGGGCGTTTTTTCTGTCATTGGCGATGTAGTGGGGGTTATGGCGCTGTTCGTCCTGCTCTTTGCCGTCGCGAGTTTCGGAGGGTGAGCGGGATGAGCCTGCATGTGCAAAGATGGGGCCATGGATACGCCGTTTTCGACGGTAAGGAGCGCTTATCTGGCGCGTTCAGCAACCGCGATATCGCCCTGCGCGCCCAAGACCGGATGGAGAACGAGACAGCCAAATCCAAGCACGCCCGTAACCGCCCCTGCCTGACTTGCGGCACCGAGTTCTGGTCAACGGGATTGGGACACCGCATGTGCGGCAACTGCCGCACCAATTGCGCCGGGCTCGACGCCCAGATGGTGGGCTAATGATTGAACACCTGTCCACAATCACCGAATTGCCGATAGACGCGATCAAGGTCGAGGATCGGTTACGTGACACATCTCCAGACGGCATTGCCAATCTCGTTGAAGCTATAAGGGAAACCGGGTTCAGCGGCAGCATCCGGGTTCGCCGCAAGAAAGATGGAGATTATCTCATAGACGGCGCCCACAGGCTTGCCGCGATGAGGGAGCTGGGCAAGACTTCAATTCCTGTCGATTTGGTTCGCTGTAACGACGCAGAAGCGCGACTTATGGAGATCGACGGCAACCTCATGGGTCAACCCATGACCGTCCTTGATGACGCCTACTTTTTGGCCACGCGCCGGGAGATGATCCAGAAAATCCATCCCGAAATGCGGCAAGGATCAGCTGGGGCTGCAGGACGTTGGATGCAACTGCATTTCAGTGCACTTGCACAAACCATCGCCACAGCTCGGGGCATCAAAACCCGCCAAGTCTATAATATAATGGCAGCCGGAGCGTCTCTTTCACGCGAAGAATACGAAGCCCTTAAACACTCGCCGGCCCTCCGTCTGAATGACTTGCTGGCGCTCAGAAAGATCGTCGGCACAGAGGAGCGCAACTATGTTGTGGAAGCGCTCTCTGAGGGGCTGGTCAAGAATGCGGGGGCAGCACGAAAGGCTTACCTTGCAGCACGCGGCGAGGCTCCAGCCCCGGCGAGCGATAAAGACCAGAAGCTGTCGCGCCTACTCGACGCTTGGGACCGCGCGGGCAAGCGCGAGCGCCGGGCATTCCTCGAGGAACGCGGCGCAGAGGTTGCGGCGTTGTTCGGCGAGCTTGACCAAGGGGATGCGGCATGACTGGCCCGGCCCCTGCGCAGGAGTGGTGGAGTGCGGCTGAGCTGGCCGAGGCTGGGTTGCCCGACCTGCCCGGCACCAAGCGCAAGGTCAATCTGTTGGCGCAACGCGAGGGCTGGGCGCGGCACGCGGGTAAGGTCCGGCGGCGCAAGGGGGCCGGTGGCGGCGTTGAATATCACTGGAGCGTGCTGCCGTTGCGCGCCCGCATGCGACTTAGCGCCGATCTGGTCAAAGCCCCGGAGGAGAAATCCGGCAAAGACGAGGCGTGGGAACGCTATGCAGCGGCGGGCGACAAGGCCCGCACTGAGGCCGAGGCGCGGCTAGAGGCCGTTGCCGAGGTCGAATTGTTGGAAGGGGCCGGGTTGACCCGCTCCGCGGCCGTGCGCGAGGTCGCGCACAAGCTGGGACGGTCCGAGAAATCTCTCTGGAATTACCTCGGGCAGGTCGAGGGAGCGGCCCCCGCCGACCGGCTGGCTTACCTGATCGACGGGCGCGCAGTGCGGCGTGCTCCCGCCCAACGGGGCGATATCGACCCGGCCTTTCTGGCGCTGGTGCGCAGCGATTGGCTGCGCCTGTCGCAACCCTCGCTCACCAGTTGCTATGACCGCGCCGTGCGCGTCTGGACCTCCGAGCGGCGCAACAGCACCGTGCCTCCCCTTCACCAGGTGCGGCGCTGGATCAAGGCCAACGTCTCGGCACCGACAGAAACCTACCTGCGCAAGGGCGAGGAGGCACTCCGCCGCCTCTATCCCGCGCAGGTGCGCAGCAAGGCCTTCATGGTCCCGCTCGAATGCGTGCAGGGCGATTACCACAAGTTCGACGTGTTCGTGCGCTGGCCCGGCATCGACACGCCTGTGCGGCCGCAGATGATGGTCTGGTCGGACGTCTATTCCGGCAAGCTCTTGGCATGGCGTCTGTCGGACACGGCCAACAGCCACACCGTGCAGCTTGTGACCGGTGACCTGATCCGGACCTATGGCATCCCGCAATCAGTTCTGATCGACAATGGCCGGGAATTTGCCGCCAAGGCGATGACGGGCGGCACGCCAACCCGGTTTCGGTTCAAGGTCACGGACGAGGATATTCCCGGGCTGCTCCCGCTCTTGGGCGTGCATGTCCACTGGGCCACGCCCTATTCCGGGCAATCCAAACCTATCGAGCGCGCCTTTCGCGACCTCTGCGACCGGGTGGCCAAACACCCCGCCTTTGACGGGGCCTATACGGGCAACAAGCCAACGGCAAAGCCTGAAGATTACGGCTCCCGCGCCATCCCGCTCGACGAGTTCCGCCTCGTGTTGGAGGAAGAGCTTGCGCATCACAACGCCCGCCCCGGGCGGCGCAGTGAAGTTGCCATGGGACGGTCGTTCAATGAGGTCTTCAACGAGGGCTATGCGCGCGCCACGATCAAGCGCGCGACCGACGAGCAGCTGCGCCTCTGGCTCCTGCGGGCCGAGGGAGTGCGGGCCAAGACCAGCAACGGCGCGCTGAAACTCTACGACACGGAATACTGGTCCGAGTGGATGTACCGGATCGCAGGGGAAAAGGTGGTAGCGCGGTTCGACGCGGATGATTTGACAGCCGGGCTCGAGGTTTATGATCTGGCGGGCCGGTACCTCGGCCATGCCAAGTGTCTCAAGGACGCCAAGTTCCGCGACGTTGGGGCCGCACGCGATCACAACCGAAAGCGCAAGACGTGGATGCGTGCGCAGCGCGACGAGGCCAAGGCCGCGCGCGAGTTGACGGCGGCAGAGGTGGCCGCACGTGTGCGCGCAGCCTCGGGGCTGGCGGCAGACGAACCCCTGCCCGAGGCGCAGGTGCATCAGCTGGTGACACCGCATAAGGCCGCCCCAAAACGGCGGCGCGCGCAGAGCGTCGAGGAGATAGAGCGCGAAGCAGCGCTTGAGGCCCGCGTGACGCGCCTAGCTGAGCATCGCGCACGCCCCGTTGAGGTCGATGAAGACGATCCCAAGGCCCTGTTTCTGCGTGCCCGCGCTCTTGAGAGCGCGCAGGCGGAAGGCGAGACACTCACGCAGGCACAGGCCGATTGGCTGGCCGACTACCAACAGAGTTCCGACTACCGCGCCCAGCTGCGCATGGAGCGCCGCTTCGGTGCCCAAGAGTAACAAGAAAAGGAGAGCAGCATGACCCCTTCCATTGCGCCCCTGCGAAACGTCGCAGCGCTGATCGGCCTCGTTGAGCGCGTCCAGTCCCGCGCCTTTGGCCTGCCCGGCATGGCCACGTTCTATGGCCCATCCGGCTGGGGCAAGACGACCGCCGTGACAGTCGCGGCCAATGAATATCAGGCCCATGTTGTCCAGGTCAAAGACTGCTGGACACCAACCTATCTGGCGCAAGCGATCCTGCGCGAGATCGGCCTGCCATCGCAACGCGGCGTGGCCGCCATGGTCGATGCAATCGGCGCACAGCTTGCACGCAATGACCGCCCGCTCATCATCGACGACGCGCAATATCTCCTGCGCAAGCGGATGATCGAGCTGGCCCGCGACATTTACGAGAGCTGTCAGGCCCCGGTCATTCTGGTCGGCGAAGAAAAGCTGCCGCAGGATCTGACCCGCTGGGAGAACATCCACAACCGCCAACTCGCATGGGAACCCGCCCTCGCCTGCAACCTGCCGGACGCAGAAAAGCTCGCGCCAATCTACGCGGCTGGTATCGACGTCGGCGCTGACCTGCTCGGAGCCATCGTCGACGCCTCGGGCGGCTCGATCCGCCGGGTGGCGATCAATCTGGCACGTGCCAAGGAACTGGCCATGGGCCGGGGGCGGCGTCTGGCCGACCTCGAGCTTTGGGGCAACCGGGCCTTCGAGACCGGGCAACCTCCTGCGGTGCGCCGTGTCGATGATTTCCGCCTCGCCGCCCCACTCGCCCCCGAAAAGATCGTGCCGCTCGCGGCTGAGAAGAAGGCGGGCCGGGCATGAGTGACCTCTTTGATCGCCTTTGGACGCAGGTCCGCGAGCTTGAGGAGTTTGACTGGCAGGCCGTGTCCCGGCTCGGCTGCAGCCGCGAGACTGCCGTGCGCTACCTGCGCCACTGGCGGGACGCGGGCAAGATCCGCGTGAGCCGCGTCACCCGCAATGGCAAACGCTGGTATGCCCCCACAGACCGCCCCCTGCCCGGCCCGCAGCCGGTCTCTGGCGAGGCAACACCCGAGGGCAATATGTGGCGCGCCATGCGCACGCTGCGGCATAGTTTCAGCCCCGTCGATATCGCAGCCCATGCCAACGCGGGCGGCGTCGCCGTCACCGTCGAGAAGGCGCGCGCCTATTGCCGCCAGCTTCTCGCCTCCGAACATCTGCGCGTGGTCGAAATGGCCATTCCCGGTCGCCGCGAAGCGCTCTATCGCTTGGTCGAGGATACCGGCCCGCGCGCGCCCAAACCCGTGCGTCTGGCTGGCATTCTCGATCCCAACACCGGCGAATTTGCCCCCGCGAAAGGTGGTGCAGCATGAGCGCGCTCGACACGGCCCGGGAATTCTGGGGCGAGGATTTGCCCGATTGGGTGGCCGCCTTGGCGCGCGCCTGCGACGAGACCAGCCAGAACAAGGTCGCGGTCAAGATGGAGCGCAGCGCGACCCTTGTGTCGAACATCCTGCGCAACCGCTATCCGGCTGACACCAGCATCGTCGAGGACGTCGTGCGCGGCCATTTCATGCGCGCGGTGGTCGACTGCCCCGCCTTGGGCGAGATCGGCAAACAGGTCTGTCGCAAGTGGCGATCCAAGGCGGCGCAGTTCGAGAATGTGAATTCGCTTACCGTCACGATGTACCGCGCCTGCAACCGTTGCCCGGTCCATAAGGGGGCCGACGATGACGCGGCGTGATGACAGCCTCGATACGCCCGTGTCGGCGCTCGCCGCAGAGGCGGTGCCCGCCCGCGAGATCGCGCGCCGCCTCAGTGTCACGACGTCCCGCGTCCACAGCGTGCTGCATTACCTGCGCCGCCACGGGGCCCCGTTCCCGCCGGTCCGGCTGGGCAAACCCTGCGGGCGTCAAGGCGCGCAGCTGACCCGGCTCAACGCCGAAGTCCGTGGCGCGCTCGAGCCGCATGCCCTCGCGCGGGGCGTGCAGACCAAGGCGCTCGCCGTCCGCATTCTCGAGGTCGTGATCCGCGACAATCTGATCGACGCCATTCTTGACGACAAGGAGACCGACGCATGAACGCCCCCGAACTCAACCGCTGGAGCCCCGATGAGATGCTGCGCCTCGCGGCCTCGGGCGTGGCCAAGGTGGACCTCCTTGGTCCGCGCGGCAGCACACTCTGCTCGATGGACGAGATCGCCGCCATGGCCGCCGTCTGCGCACTGCATGGCGTGGGTCCGCGCCTGCTTTCAACACCCCCTTCAACAGGAGAGTAAAATGTCTGAATTCACCCCTCATCACATCCCGGACGGACGCCGCGAGATCGACGGCAATATCTATATGGGCGACGGCCGGGGCGGCTGGCAGCCTCTGGAAACGGTCAAGCCGCAGCATCTGCTCGAGGATGAAACCGTGCGCAAGATCGTCAGCTACGGCCTGCCGCTGTCCGAACAGGTCAAGCGCTTTAAGGCACACACTTTCGACGACATCAGCGCCTTCGAGGCGATCCTTGCTCAAGAATACGACGCAAGGATTGGCGGCAAGAAGGGCAACAAGACGCTGATGAGCATCGACCAGCTCTACAAGGTCGAGGTGCGCGTGTCCGACCGGATTGATTTTGGCCCCGAATTGCAGACGGCAAAGCAGCTCTTCGACGAGTGTCTGAACGAGTGGTCCGCAGAGGCGCGCGCCGAGTTGCGTGGCCTTGTGACCGATGCCTTCAACACTGACAAGCAGGGCCAGATCAACCGCGCTCTGATCTTCATGCTCCTGCGCCGTGACAGCACCGATGCACGCTGGAAACGTGGGCAGGACGCAATCCGCGACGCGATGCGCACCGTCGGCTCAAAGACCTACGTGCGCTGCTGGCACAGGGCGGCACATGATGCGTCATGGGAGCCGATCACCATCGATCTGGCGAAGGTCTGAGGGAATGAACCGCGCGCTGCAACAACTGATCTTCGCGGCTTGCCGCCAGTTGGGGCTCGACGAGGACGCGCGCCGCGATTTGCAGGTCAGCGTCACCGGCAAGGTCAGCTTGCGCGACATGAACGACGGCGAGCTGCGGTTGATCGTTAACCGGCTGAAGCAGGCCGGGTTCGAGGACAAGCCCCACAACCCGCGCCACAAGCCCGCACCGCGCGCCGATCTGCGCATGATCCATGTACTCTGGCGCAAGCTCGGCCAGTCGGGCGCGTTGCGCGACCCCTCCCGCGCCGGGCTCAACAAGTTCATCCGCGCTCGGTTCGGAGGCGTCTGGGGATCGGTCCCGGCCGACGTCGACATGCTGCGCGAGTGGAAGCTGATCGACGACGTGATCCAAGCGCTCAAGTCTTGGGGTGAGCGCGCCCAGATCGACTTTGACTGGGAGGATCACCGCCGGTGAAAAAGCCCCGCCACCCCGCCTCTGACCATGCCGTGATCCGCTATCTCGAGCGGGTCAAGGGCATGGATATCGACGCGGTGCGCCGCGAGATCGGGCGCGTGGTGGATCAAGGTCTCGAGGCCGGAGCCTGCGGCGTGATCAGCGGCGGGTTCGTCTACAGGATCGAGGGCGGCTGCGTCGTGACCATCACCCGGCGGCACACCCAGCCCCCGGGGCGGCGGCGCAGGAAGGCCCCCCATGGAGCGTGAACCCTCTTGGATTGACGAGATGCGCGCCGATCTGGGCGACACCCCGGTCGAGCGGTTCCTGTCGCGCGTAGGCGGTATGCGGCTTTATGTGCCTGGCACCCGCCTTGCCGACAGCCTCCTAGTGACGCTGGCGGGTCGGGATATTGCCAGATGGATTTCCGCCCGCTACGCTGGCGAATATCTGGACGTGCCCTCGGGCCGCGCTCAGGCCCGGGAGGGGCTCAAACAAGCCCTGCGCGAGGCCCCGGATACGCCGGTTAATGAACTGGCCAACCGTTTCGGCGTCACCGCCCGCCGCGTCTTGCAGGTCAAGGCGGAGCTGGCAGAGGAGGAAGAACCACCCCTCCTCAAGGTCATGCGAAAGGCTTCATCTGAATAAGCTTTGCGGCCCCCTTTATCCTGACGGGAAAGGGGGGCACCCATGCAAACAGTCCGAACCATTGCCGAAGAGATTGTTGCCCGCGAGGGCGGCTTTGTGAATGACCCGGCCGATCCCGGTGGGGCCACCAATTTTGGCGTCACGATCCACACCATGCGCAGCCTCGGTCTTGATCTCGACCGGGATGGCGACGTGGACGTGGCCGATGTTCGCCTTATGACCCGCGCCCGCGCCGTCGATATTTTCATCGAGCATTATTTCGTGCGGCCACGCATCGCGGAACTGCCCGAGGCGCTGCAGGCGAGCGTGTTCGACATGCAGGTCAACGCCGGGTCCAATTCCGTGAAAATCCTGCAGCTCCTTGTGACAGAGATGGGCTTTCCCGCCACTGCCGACGGCGCAATCGGACCGGCGACCCTGCGCGCGGTGCAGGCCGCCCATGACGCGGCCCCCGCCCATATCGCCGACGCCTACGCGATTGCCCGGCGCAACTACTATTTCCGCCTCGCCGATGCGCGGCCCGCAAGCCGCAAGTTCGCGCGCGCCCGCGCAGGCGGCAAAGGCGGCTGGATCAGGCGCGCCGAGGAATTCATGGCAGCGCGCTACCGCATGTCCGACGCAGATTTCAAACAAAGGGTGGTATCATGGGGCTGATCCGATTACTGGGCGCGCTCTTTGGTGGCGGGCGCAATGTCATTGCCGAGACGGCGGAGGTCTTTCGACCCAATGCCGAGGCGGCGGATGCGCGCGAGGCGTCCTTTCAGCAAGCTGCCCTTTCGCAGATGGCTGCGGAGTTCGGCCATGGCAACAACTGGTGGTCAGCGCTGATCGACGGGCTCAACCGCCTGCCGCGCCCGGCCATGGCTTTTGGCTGCATCTTTCTCTTCTGGTCGGCCATGTCGGACCCGATCTGGTTTGCCGAGCGCATGCAGGGCCTCGCCCTGGTCCCGGAACCGCTCTGGGCGCTGATGGGTGCCATTGTCGCGTTCTACTTCGGCGCGCGCGAGCTGCACAAGTTTCGGGGCGTCTCGATGCAGAAAGAGGCCGTCCGGATCATCGCACAGGCCCCCAAAGTGGCAAGCAACATCGCCCAGTTGCGGGCGCTGCGGGCGGATAGCCCGGGCGCGGCCGATACGGGACCGGACGCCGAGGTAGCGCTGGCTGCTGTCGCTACAAGCGACAATCTGGCGATTGATGACTGGAAGCGCGCGGCATGATGGACTGGGATCTCTTCTGGAAGGCCTCGGGTGTCATCTTACCAGTGATTGTGGCCATCTACACCTTCATCGCCACCCGTCGCAAAGACCTCGATCAAAGGCTGGAGGCGGGACACGAGCGTATGGACCGGCACGAGGCGCGGATCTCGCGGCTTGAGCAGTCGGTCCAGAACATGCCGGGCAAGGATGACATGCACTCGCTGCAGCTCGAACTCGTCAGACAGACCGGATCAATGGAGAAGATGGCGGCTGTCATGGAGGGCAACGCCATGATCACCGCGCGGCTAGAGGCCATCGTGTCACGGCACGAACAACACCTGCTAAACGGAGGCAAGACGTGAGCGATTATCAGGCAACCTTGCGCAAACACCGCCGCCTCGCAATCCTGCGGCATCTCGAACAGGTCTCGGGCTACACCGCCAATGCCTCGATCCTGCGCGACGTCCTCAATGGCGTGGGCGTGGGTTCAACCTTTGACCAGGTGACCACCGAACTGGCATGGCTGCAGGAGGTGGGCATGGTCACCGTCGCCGATCATGGCGACTTTGTCATTGCCGAGGCCACACGGCGCGGCATCGAGGTCGCGCGCGGCGAGGCGGTGCATCCGGAGATCCAGCGCCCAAGCGCACGGAGGCTCTGACATGCCCCCACCCCGCAAGGTCGAGCTGCTCCCCGCCGAGCTTCGCCAGTGGCTGCACGACTGGTGGAAGGCGAAAGGGTTTCACGGCTATGAGGAACTTGCCGAGGAGTTGAACTTTCGCCTCGCCGAAGACGGGCTCGAGCTGCGCATCGGCAAGAGCGCGCTGCATGCCTATGGGCAGGAATACGAGCAATTCGTCAAGCTGCAGGACGAGGCCGGAGCCTGGGCGCAACAATGGCTGGCCGACAATGACCTCTCCGAGGAAGCCGACCGTCACCGCGTCCTCTTCCAGATGATGACCAGCGTGGCCTTCAAGGTCCTGAAATCGCAGATGAGCAAGGAGGGCGAGGATATCGACCCACGCGAGCTGCACTTTCTGGGCAAGATGATGAAGGACATCATGTCGAGCGCTGGCATCCGCGAGCAGCTGATGGTCAAGGAACGCGCCCGCATCGCGGCCGAGGAACGCGCCAATGCCGTCGAAGCATTGGACAGTGCCCGCGATGAGCTGGGACTATCGAGCGACGTCATCGGCAAGCTGCGTCGCGAGTTTCTGGGGGTGCGCGCGTGACAGAGCCGGTCCTCACCCGCGACCCCGACGCCCTGCCCGAAGAACTGCCGCGCGGCTCGGAGATCCCCGAGAGCCTCGATCCGCTGGCCGACGGCATTCTGATGGCCCATCAACGCAGCTGGCTTGCGGATGAGAGCGACCTCAAGGTCTGCGAAAAGGGCCGACGCACCGGCATCACCTTTGCCGAGATGCTGGGCTGCGCGCTCATTGCCGCCGCCGCGCGTGGTGCGGGCGGGCAGAACTGTTTTTACATCGGCGACACCAAGGACAAGGGTCGCGAGGCCATCGGCTATGTCGCGCATTTCGCGCGGGTGATTGCCGGAGCAGCACACCCCATCGAGGAGTTTCTTTTTGAGGATCAACAGCCCGATGGCACCACTAAGTTCATCAACGCCTACCGGGTGCGCTTTGCCTCCGGGTTCCGCGTAGAGGCGCTGAGTTCCAACCCGGCCAATATCCGAGGCCTTCAGGGTACCGTGGTGATCGACGAGGCGGCCTTCCACAAGGACGTGCGCGAGGTGATCGATGCGGTGAACGCCATGCTGATCTGGGGCGGCAAGGTCCGGATCATCTCGACCCACAACGGCTATCTCAACGCCTTCAACGAATTGATCCGCGAGGCGCGCTCGGGCAAGAACGGCTTTAAGGTCCACCGCTACACCTTCGGCGATGCGGTCGCCAACGGGCTCTATAAACGCGTCTGCATGATGCAGGGCAAGGCGTGGGGCGCGGAGGCCGAGGCGGAGTGGGAGGGCACGATCCGGCGCTCCTACGGGGCGCGCGAAGCCGCCATGCGTCAGGAACTCGATGCCGAACCCGCCGAGATGCAGGGCGCGGCACTGACGCGCGTCCAGATCGAGGCCTGCATGGCGCAGGGCATCCCGTTCCATCGCTGGACGCAGCCCGACAGTTTCAAGAATGCCGACGAGGCGGTGCGCAAGGCCGCCGCCGTTACCTGGTGCAAAACCCACCTTGAACCCGTGCTTGAAACCCTCGATCGAACCCGGCCGCATTTCATGGGCGAGGACTTTGCGCGCTCGGGTGACGCGACCGACATCATCATTCTCGAGCAGGGCGTCGATCTCACCCGGCGCACCAAGCTCATCGTCGAGCTGCGCAACATCCCCTTCGATCAGCAGCGCGACGTGCTCTTCTGGTTGCTCGACCGGCTGCCCAATTTCCAAAAAGGCGCGATGGACCGCACCGGCAACGGGGCCTATCTCGCCGAGGTCGCGGCCCAACGCTACGGCGCGCGGATCGTCGAGGTGGCCTTCACGCGGCAATGGTACGAGCTCGAGATGCCGCCTTATATCGAGGCCTTCTCGGATCGCACCATCGTTCTGCCCGCGCATGAGGACGTGCTGCGCGACCATCAGGCGCTGCAATACACCAACGGCATCATCCGCGTGCCTGAGAATTTCCGCTTCAAAGGATCGGACGGGCTCGACCGGCACGGCGACAGCGCCATCGCAGGCGCGCTCGCCTGGTATGCGAGCAATCAGGACGTGGTGCCGATGGAGTTTCAATCGACCGGACGGCGCACCGCCCTGACGGCCGAAGACTTTATCAGCCCGATGGGCGGACGGCGCATGGGCTTTGCCAGAGGCGGCGGGGGCTTGGATTTTGGAGGGTTCTCGGATGGCTAGAAAAACCGGCACAATGCGGCTGCGCTCGGTTCGGCTGCGCAACCCGATGGAGCTGTCGGGCATCCAGCACGGGCGCGACATCACCCGACCATGGATCGGCCCGCTGCTGGAGCCGACGGACCCGATCCTGCGCACGCGCGGCGGCGGCAGTTTCGACATCTACAAGCCGATCCTGACCGACCCGCAGGTCAAATCAGTGATGACGCAGCGCATCTCGGCCGTGACCAGCCGGGAATGGGAAGTGGTGCCGGGCGAGGAAACGGCGGCGGGCAAACGCGCGGCCGACTGGCTGCGCGACGAGCTTTCGGCCATGAAATTCGACCGCCTGACCGAGAAGATGCTCTGGGGCCTCTTCTATGGCTATTCCGTCGCCGAACAGATGTTTCGCCGCGACGGGCAGCTTTGGGGCTGGGAGGAAATCCGCGTGCGCGACCGGGTGCGGTTTCGCTTTGATGAGGAGTGCGGCCTGCGCCTGCTGACCATGTCCAACATGCTCACAGGCGAGGAAATGCCACCCGAGAAGTTCTGGGTCTTCTCGACCGGCGCGGATCACGACGACGAACCTTACGGCTTAGGCCTCGCGCATTGGCTCTACTGGCCGGTCTGGTTCAAACGCAACGGGCTGAAGCTCTGGCTGATCGCCCTCGACAAATTCGGCATGCCGACCGCACGCGGCAAATACCCGTCGCAAGCCACTGAGGCCGAGCAAAAGAAACTGCTAGAGGCCGTCATGGCCATACGCTCAGAGGCCGGGATCATCATTCCCGAGGGCATGGATATTGAGCTTTTGTCAGCGCCCTCGGGGGCAAGTTCGCTGGATTACCAGAAACTGCACGACACGATGGATGCCGCCATCTCGAAGATCGTGCTGTCCCAGACCATGACCACCGACAATGGCTCCAGTCGGTCGCAAGCCGAGGTGCATGACGACGTGGGCGACGCCGTCAAGAAATCCGACGCGGATCTCGTGTGCCAATCCTTCAACGAAGGGCCGGTGGCGCGGCTTTGCGGTTTCAACTTCCCCGGTGTCGCGCCGCCAAGGGTGTGGCGCAAGATGGAGGACCCGGAGGATACAACCGCCGCCGTCGACCGCGATGAAAAGCTGCATCGGATCGGCTGGCAGATGACCGAAGACCGCGTCAAGGAAATCTACGGCGACGGCTATGAGCGCGCCACGCCCCCGGAGAACACACCGCCAGACGAGGACACGCCCGAGGCCGGTTTCGCCGAACATGACGGCGCGCTCGACGGCCCTGTGGGCGATCTGGCAGACCGGTTGGCGAACGAGGCGTCGGTGCCGATGCTGGCGATGCTCGAACAAATCGAGGCGATGCTGGAGACGTCGACCAGCCTTGCGGAGTTCCGCGAGCGGCTGCTGGCCGGGTTTCCGGACCTGGACGATGCAGCACTCCGCGACGTGATCGCGTCGGCCCTCACGGCGGCGCATGCCGGAGGCCGCGCCGCGTTGGAGGAAGATAGTGGCTGATCTCGGCGCGACGTTTCGCCGTCCCTTCCGCGAGCAGATCGCCGCCTTTCGCCTGCGCCTGGGCGATCTCGTGCCGACGGCGCGGTGGGATGACATCACCCTCGCCCAGCACGACCGGGCTTTCATGGTGGCAGGGGCACAGAAGGCCGACCTCTTGGCGGATCTGGCGGCCTCTGTTGATAAGGCCATCTCGCAGGGCACGTCTCTGGAAGAGTTCCGCCGCGATTTTCGCGCCACCGTCACCCGACGCGGCTGGCACGGCTGGACCGGCGAAGGCAGCACGCGCGGCGAGGCATGGCGCACGCGGGTGATCTACCGCACCAACATCGCGACCAGCTACGCGGCCGGGCGGATGGCGCAGCTCATCGAGGGCAATTTTGCGTTCTGGGTCTACCAGCACGGCGGCTCAACTGAGCCGCGCCTGATCCATCTTGGCTGGGACGGGCTGGTCTTGCCACCTGATCACCCGTTCTGGATCACGCATGGCCCGCCCAACGGCTGGGGCTGCAGCTGCTACGTGATCGGCGCGCGCTCTGAGGACGGCGCACGTCGTCGCGGCGGCGACCCGGACAAGCGCCTGCCCGACGACTGGCAATCCCGGGATCCGCGCACCGGCGCGCCGAAAGGGATCGACAAGGGCTGGGATTACACGCCCGGGGCCAGCACCGTGGACGAAATTCGCACGATGGCGGCCAAGGTCGTCGATTGGCGGTATAACCTCGCGGTGGCCTACATGGCCAGCCTCCCGGACCGGACCCGCGATCTTCTGGTCGAAGGATACCGAGGCCTGCCGTCATTGGCTGACAATATCCGGCGCTACGCAGCGCGCGTCGAGACCGCGAACACCCAAGCCGCACGGAAGACCATTTCCGAGCGGGAGCCGATCCAGTCCCTCGGGTTGATGACTACCACTCAGGCCCGGCTCAACCGCGAGGGTGCGCGGCGCGATCTAGACCGCTACGACGTGGCCGTTGACGCGGATTCCATCCGTCATATTTTTGCACGCCACGGGAACCCAGAGCGCGAGGCCTCCCGTGGGCAGATAGCGGTCACCCCGGAAGACTTGGGACGGTTGCCCGAGATATTCCAGCGCCCAGACAGCTTTGAATGGACGGATGCCCGTAGCGTGCAGTCTCGGGTCTTGCGTCTGACTAAGACTATCGGCGCACGGCGCTATGTCGCGCATTTCGTCGCGCGACCGCGACGCCAGCGGCTCGTACTCTTGACCTATTGGGTGGAAAATATCGGCTGACCCCTCCCGTACGCCCAGACGCGTTCCCGCAACCTGAATGCGGTGGGTGGATGCACAGCCGACAGAAAGGAGAATAGCCATGATCACCGTCGAAATCAATGAAGAGGAAATCACCCAAGCGCTCGCCCGCGTGTCCGCTGCCCTCACCGACATGACCCCTTTGATGCAGGATATCGGCGAACTGATGGTCAATAGCACGCGGGAGAACTTCAAAGACGGCACCGATCCGGATGGCAATCCTTGGGCACCCAAGAGCCCGGCCACGCTCGAGGCGTACCGGCGGCGGGGCGACGGCCAGCCCACCCGGCCCCTGATCGGCCCCTCGCGCATCCTGTCGACCACAATCAATGCCGAGCCATCGGCGGACCGGGTCGCATGGGGTTCGAACGTCATTCAGGCCGCCGTGATGCAGTTCGGAGCCGAGGCCGGGGCGTTCGGCGCGCGCGCCGGGCGGGACAAGAATGGGCGCGAATTCATGATATCGATCCCGTGGGGAGACATTCCCGCACGTCCCTATCTCGGGGTCGGCGATGAGGACGCCGACTCCATCGTCGCCACCATCGAAGAGTATTTGGACAGTGCCGCCGGACAGTGATTTGCACCCCGCTTCAGGGCTAACAGGGCCAAATTTCTCTGAGAGCGGGGCCTGCAACCCGGCCTTTGTCCCGCAATGGCCTCTGAGCGCCTCATTAAATACCCCTTTAATACCCCCCTCGGGGATTTTGCGACCCAACCCCCGCCAGAGGTATGAGCGCACTCAGTGGGGCGTTCAGTGGCCTTGTGCATTCCGGGCTTGCCGCGCCCACCCCTCGGGCGCTACTCTGATCCAAGGCGGCCTCTGCACCAGGACCGCTTTCCCCTGAAGTCCTTCATCTGATCTGGCCCGTCGCCCCGGCTTAATGTCGGGTCATGACAAAACCGCTTCACATCTTCCGCGCTGGCCGCCACACCGCCCAATCCGGGCAGAGCCTCGACTTTTCCGAGGCCGAGGTTGAGGGCATCGCCGCCGCCTATGATCCCGCCCTCCATGAGGCCCCCATCGTCGTGGGCCATCCCCGCACCGATGCCCCGGCCTATGGCTGGGTCAAGAGCCTGCGCGCCGACGGCTCGGAGCTCTTTGCCGAGCCTGACCAGGTCGAACCCGCCTTCGCCGAGATGGTGCGCGCGGGCCGCTTCAAGCGCATTAGCGCCTGCTTCTATCCCCCCAAAGCCGCAGCAAACCCGAGCCCCGGCACCTACTACCTTAAGCATGTGGGCTTTCTGGGTGCCCAGCCCCCCGCCGTGAAAGGGCTGAAGGCCGCCGAGTTCGCCGAGGACGCCGAGGCCGTGACCCTAGAGATCGCCTTCTCAGAGGCGGAGGCCGACGCGCCTGCCGCCAGTTTCGCGGACGCCCTGAAAGGCGCGGTTTCCGCCGTCCTGTCCTGGGCACGCACGCCCGCAGGCCAAGACGCGCTCCGCCACGCCATCGACGTGCCCGAGGACGGACAAGCCCCCTTTGCAGAAACCCAAGAAGGAGAGACCGATATGTCCGGCAAGGACACGCCAACCCCCGAAGACCGCCAAGCCGCGCTCGACGCGCGCGAGGCCGAGATCGCCGCGAAAGAGGCGGCTTTCGCCGAGGCGCAGAGCACGACCCGCCGCGCCGAAGATGCCGCCCTCCTCGACGCCCTTGCCAAGGACGGGCGCATCGCGCCGGGCCTCAAGGACGAAATGGCCGCGTTTATGGAAAGCCTCGATGCGCAAGACGAGGTGGCCTTTGCCGAAGGCAAGAGCGCCAGCCCGCGCGACTGGTTCCGCGACCTGCTCTCCAAACAGACCAAGCCGCTGATCGAATTCGGCGAGCGGGCGAGCGGTGATGCCACGCCGCAGGTCAAGGGGTCGGACGATATCACCGCCGCCGCCAAGCGTCTGATCAAGGACGCCGAGGCGGAGGGCCGCACGCTGAGCTTCGCCGAGGCCGCACGCCACATCGAGGCAACCATGGAGAGCGACAATGGCTAATCCCGGACTGTTCATCAAATCCTACGCCGCCGAGGCGGCAGTGCCCGGTCGCCGGATCGTCAAATTCGGCGCGGCTGGCGGCGTCCTTGTGGCCGCCTCCGCGACCAATCTCGCGATTGGCATCTCGGACCAGCTCGACGCGAAACTTGGCGATCTTCAGGACGTGATCATGTCCGGCTCCGCCGAGCTTGAGCTTGCAGGCACGGTCGCTGCAGGTGCCCCTGTCACGTCAAATGCCGCAGGTTTGGGCGTCGCAGCCGCCGCCGGGGCCGGAAACGTCGCCGTCGGCTACGCGCTGCAGGCCGGTGTCGCTGGCGACATCATCGATGTGGCGATTGCCCGCCACTCCGTCACCTGATCCTCAAGGAGCGCTGATCAATGAGCACACCCACCCCCTTCGTCGTCGATCCGGTCCTGACCGCCATCGCCGTCAACTACCGCAACCCCGATATCTCGTTCATTGCTGACCAGGTGATGCCCCGCGTTCCGGTCATGGGCACGGATTTCAAATGGACCTATTTCCCGCCTGAACAGATGTTCACGGTGCCTGACACGGAAGTGGGCCGCAAAGGTCTGGTCCAACAGGTCGAGTTCACCGGCGAAGAGCGCACCTCCTCGGTCAAGGACTACGGTCTCGACGACGTGGTGCCGCAGCGCGACATCGATACTGCCCGCAGCCTGCGCGCCGCTGGCAACTCGGCCTTCGATCCCGAGGCCCGCGCGGTCGAAGGCGTCACGCATCTGATCCAGCTCGACCGCGAAAAGCGCGTCGCGGCCATGGTGCAGGACGCCGCAAACTATGACGCCGACAAGAAAGTGGTGCTGTCGGGCGCGGGCCAGTTCAGCGATCCCGCCTCCGACCCTATCGGCGTGATCTCTGCTGCCCTCGACGCCACCTTCATCATGCGCCCGAACGTGGCCGCAATGGGCCGCAAGGCCTGGACGGCGCTCTCAACCCATCCCGATATCCTGAAGGCCATCAACCGCACGTCGGGCGACAAGGGCCGCGCCAGCCGCGAGGCGGTGGCAGAGCTGTTCGAGCTGTCGGAAATCCTCGTGGGCGACAGCTACATCAACTCAGCCCGCAAAGGGCAAACGGCCGCTTTTGAGAAGGTCTGGGGCGGCAATATCGCCCTGATCCACCGCAACATGCAGGCAGGCCCCGACGGCACCGCCCCCGCATGGGGCTGGACCGCACAGTTCGATGGCCGCGTCTCGGGGCGCTTCTTCGACCCCAAGGTCGGTCTAAAAGGGGCCACCACGCTGCGCGTGGGCGAGCAGCTCCGCGAAGTCATCGCGGCCCCCGCCACCGGCTATCTGATCGAGGACGCAGCATGAGCTATCGCATCAAACGCACTGTGATCGCGGCCAAACGGCTGGAGATCGGCGACCAGGTAAACGCCAAGGATATCGGCACCGAGGCGCAGGTTGCGCGCCTCCTCGCCCTGGGCGCAATCGAAAAGGCCGGAGACGAGGCGGGAACCGTGACCCCACTCGAGATGGACGACGCACTGCGCGCGGCCTTGACCAATGCCATCAACGACCTGCCCGGCGACGCCTTCGACAAGAGCGGCAAGCCTAAGGTCAAGGCGTTGCAGGACGCAGCCCCCAGCATCGCCGACCGGATCACCGCAGCCGCGCGGGATACCGTCTGGGCTGAGATGCAGGCCGCCGCCAACGCGGCCACCTGAGAATACCCCCGAGGGGACGCCGCCTAGGATCAGGCGTGACAGCCGGGAGAGACCGGCACCCAAACAACGGACCCGGAGGCGGACATGCCCTATCTTTTGCCCAGCGACATGATCGACCGCTACGGCGAGGGGTTTCTCGCCCAAGTCACTGCGCGTGACACAATGCCCGGGGTGATCGACACGGCGGCGCTGCAGGTGGCCGTCGACGATGCCGTCTCCGTCGCCGAGAGCTATGTCGCGGGGCTTTATGATACGTCCAACCCACCGCGTGCGCTCACCATGCACGCCGCCGCGATTGCCTGGTATCGGCTTCTCGGCGCGCGGGCCGCTGCCTTTGACGGGGCCAAGGAAGGCTATGAGGACGCCGTCAGTTTTCTGCGGCAGGTGCGCAAGGGCGAGGCCTCGCTCGGCGACGAGACGCCCGGGGACACTGTGCGGGGCAACCCCCAGCTTCCGCAGATCAGCGCGCCGGAGGGCACCTTCAGCCGCGACAGCCTGAAAGGGTTTTGAAATGATCGGCGACGTCATCACCCGGATCGAGGCTGAGGTGCCCGAGCTTGCCGGTCGTGTCGACGGCGGGCGCGCCTTTGTCGATCTGATCCGCTCCAAGAAGCTGCCCGCGCAATCGGTCGCGGCCTACGTCTTTCCCTCCGGCATGCAGGGCGGGCGCGCCGATGCCGCGGCGGGCGTCTACAGCCAGATGCTGACCTATCGCACGAGCGTGGTGATCTTCGTGCAATCCTTTGACCGCACGGGGGCCACCGCCCTCGACAAGATCGACCAGTTCCTGATGCGCGTGATCCGCGCCTTGGCGGGCTGGGCACCGGGTGACGAGGTCGGCGTGCACCGTTTTGAGCGTGGCCAGCTCATCGAGAGCGGGGCCGGTCGCCTCGCCTATCAACTCGATTTCTCCATCGACGATCAACTGAGGATCATCTCATGACCAAACTTCCCACCTCCGGCGGATCCTACACCCGCGACGACAAGGGCGCGCTGAAACCTGCCGGGGCCAGCCCCAAGCCCACGTCCGCGCCCAAATCTGACAAGAAGGATGCCGACAAATGAGCCTGCTCTGGAGACGCAAAGTCCTGCTCGCGAAGCTGGAAACCACCTATGGAACGGACGCCACCCCTACTGGCGGCGACGCAATCCTCGCGACCGATGTGCGCCTGTCGCCGATGCAGGGTCAGGATCTCGACCGCAATCTCGACACGCCGCACGGCGGGCCCACCGGCACGATCCCGGTCGATCTGCACCGCACCATCTCGTTCAAGGTCGAACTGGCAGGCTCCGGCACCGCCGGAACCGCGCCCCGCTGGGGCCGCCTCCTGCGGGCCTGTGGCTGTGCCGAGACCGTGACGGCGGCGACGTCTGTGGTCTACAATCGGGTTTACTCGAACCTTGAGAGCGTCACGCTGCACCTCAATATCGGCGGCACGCTCTACGCCATGGTGGGGGTGCGCGGGACCGCCGCCTTTGACGTCTCGGCCTCGGGCATTCCCTATATCGAGTTCGAGTTCACCGCCCTCTACGTGGCCCCGGCCGACGTGGCGATCCCGACCCCAGATTTCACCGGCATTCCCGATCCGCTCGCGGCCTCGGATGCCAACACGCCCACCTTCACGATTGATGAGACGTCGCTTGTGATGCGGAGCTTCAAGCTCACCCTCGCCAATCGCGTCGAGGCGCAATTCCTGATCGGTGAGGAGGAAGTGCTACTCGACGGGCATGAGAACACCGTCGAGGCGCGGGTGCGTGCCGTGGCGCTGGCCACGTTCAACCCGTTCACCATGGCCGCCACCAAAGCCAAGGTCGCGCTCGAGATCGAGCACGGCAAGACGGCAGGCAACATCGTCAATATCGCCGCCCCGAATGCGCAGATGCAGCGTCCTGAAGGGCTTGAGGACGGTCAGGGTCGCAAGGAGTGGCCGCTGCGCCTTGTGCCGCTGCCCACCACCGCTACCGCTGCCGACCAGTGGACGATGACGCTCACCTGAGGGGCTTTAACGCGCCCTTCAACGCCACTTTGAAAGAGAGTTTACCCCATGTTCAAGATCGACCCGACCCCGGCCTTTACCCACCGCGTCGAGATCAAGGTGCCCACCGACGGGGGCCATGACTTGCAGGACCTGCAAGTCACGTTCCGCGTGCTGCCCGACGATGAAATCGAGGCTTTCGACATGCGCACCACACGCGGTGAGCGGGAATTTCTAGCGGCGGCCGTGGTGGGCTTTGACGACGTCGAAGACGAGAAGGGCAAGACGCTGCCCTACAGCCACAGCCTGCGCGACCGGCTGATCGGTCTGGCCTATGTCCGCGTCGCCCTGGTCAATGCCTATCACGCGGCGCTCATGGGGAAGCGGGTAAAAAACTGAAATGGGCCGGGCGGGCATGGGCGCGCGGCGACCTGATCGCTGATGACCAGGGCAGCGACCATGATGACGAGGCGGCGTTCTGGGGGATCGACCCGGGCCAGCTCACTCGCGATCCGTCCGGCTCTGGCACTGGCACTGGCATCTGGCCGCAAAACGTCCCGGTCGTTCGGGCCTTCCTCGCGGTCTGCAATCAATGGCGCACTGTCTCGGCCGGGCTGGCCGGTTTCCGGGTCGTGGGCCTCGACTACACCGCTGCACGGGCGGGCCTGCGCATGAGCGGGATACGGATCACGCCCCAACTTTGGGCCGAGGTACAGGTGATCGAAAGCGCGGCCGTGGCCGCGATGCGGGAGAGCTGACATGACATTGGTCGCACGGGCCGAAATCCTCATGGACGCCGACCAGGCGAAGGCGGAGCTGCAGGCAACCGGCACCGCCGCCAAAGGGGCCGCCCAAGACATTCGCGGCGTGGGCACCCAAGGGGCCAATGCAGCGCGCGGTGTGAAACAACTCGAGACCGCCGCGCGGACCTCGGCAACGGGCCTGACCGCTGCCAGTTCCGCTGCGAATGTCAACACTGCTGCAACTCAGAAAATGGCCTCGGCCAATCGCCTTGCCGCAGGCTCGATGGGCAACCTGGTGGCGCAGGGCAATGACGTCTTCGTCATGCTGGCAGCGGGGCAGAACCCGCTGACACTGGCTATCCAGCAGGGCACGCAGATCACTCAAGTCATAGGCCCGCTCGGGGCTGCAGGCGCGTTCCGGGCTTTGGGCGGCGCGGTTCTTGCGATGCTGAGCCCCATTAATCTGATCACCATCGGCGCGCTCGCGGCGACGGCTACCGTGGTCAACTGGTTCATGTCATCGTCAGAAGAGGCCGAGAGCTTCGCGGACAGCGTTGAAGCGCTCGAGACCCGCATCGACAGCCTGAAGGACAAGATCGCCGAGGCCTCTGCCACCCGGCTGGAGCTGGCCGACCGGTTTGGTGAAGGCTTCGTTGACCGCGCGCAGGACATTCTCGACCGCATCGTCGAGGCAGAAAAGCGCGCGGCACAGCGCGAGGCGGCGTCAAATATCGGCTCGTTTGTCGGCGAGACGGGCATAAACCCCTCGCGTGGCGTCGGATTTAACCGCCGTGCCATCGAAGACGAATTCGACTTCGGCGGCATTATCCGAGACCGAAGCGTATTTGACGAACAACGCAGGCTTGCGGAAGCCGTCGCAGAGGACCTGATCGCGCTGCAGGACGCCGCTGGCGGGACAATTGAACAGCAGCAAGGCGCCATTGAGGCGCTCATTCTAAGCTACACCGCCGCCGCCGAAGCGGTGGGGACAATATCCGAGGCAGAAGAAGCCCGACTTCTGACACTTGACCAGATGCGTATCCGCTTGGCCGAAGTCGCCGAGCTTCAATCGCAAAACCCTGAGGACAACCGCCAGTCCGAGGAAATGCTGACCTTCCTCGACCTGGTGACCAAAAGCACCGGCGAGCAGCTGAAGGCCGAGGCGGCGGCGCAGGCCATGCTTTTGACGCTGACCGAGCAGAATGCGGTCGCGGAGGCTATCGCCCGGACCGGCGCGGACAGCGTCGAAGTCTCGCGCCTACGCGCGCAGTTCGCCCTCAACGCCAAGCTGGAGGAGATCGCGGCTTCGGACGCAAGCGAGGCAACCAAGGAGGCACTGCGCGAGGCGGCTGAAGCTGCATTTGATCTGTCGACGGTAGATGTTTCCGGCGCGTTGAACGCCGCCGCAAATGAGGCAGCCCGCCTCTCGGCCGAGGTGCGCGGCGCTGTCGACGCAATGTTCGACCTGCAATCTCAAGGGCAGGCCCAGCTTGAGACCGCGCGTATCCGTGCCGAGTTCCGCGACGACCCTGTTGGACGTGCGGGGGCCTTGGCCGGTGCACGTTTTGACAGAGACACACAACCACTTCGCCGCGACGGCTTTGCGAACGCCGGGGAGGAAGCCTTTCTCAACAGCCAACGGCAAGCCGCCATCGAGCAGGCCCGCGAAATTGCGCGCCTCAACGAGCAGGCCCGACCCACGCGGTCCGGCAGCGGCGCGCGGGGCACATCGACCAACGAGACCCTGCGCGAACAGCAGGCCCTTGACCGGCTGATCGCATCCAAACAGCGCGAGATAGAGGCCCTGCGCGAAAGCGATCCGGTGCAGCGCGAGATGATCCGCTTGCGTGAACGCCTGACCGCCGCGACGCCAAAGCAACGTGCGGAGATCGAGGCTCTCGTCGAGGCCCATGAAAACGAGCGCGTCGCCATGGAGCGCAAGGAGGAATTCGGCAACGCCGTCGACGACGTGCTGCTCGAGGCCGAAAGCCTCCGGGACGTCTGGGAGGGGATCGGCGACATGATCATCCGCGCGGCCAAGGAAGCGCTCATCCTCGGCTCTGGCCCGCTGTCCGGTCTCTTTGGGGGCAGCGGCGGCGGCGGTCTCCTGAGCGGGATCTTCGGCGGCGGCGGGCTTGGCGATCTCTTTGACCTTTTCTCGGGAGGCTCGCTGCTCTCCTTCGCCAATGGCGGCCTGCCCGGCTTTGCCAGCGGCGGCGATCCTCTTGTCACCCGTCCCGGCCTCCTCTTGGGCGCAGGCACGGGCCGGGGCGACCGTATTCGCGCGATGGTGAGTGCCGGGGAATTCATCATGACGGCCGAGGCCACAGCGCGCAACCGCGCGGTGCTCGAGGCCATGAACGCAGGCGCGATCATTCCGGGCTTTGCCGGGGGCGGCCTGCCCCTGCCTGTGCAGGCTGCGGGCGCAGCGCCGGCAAGAGGTGGCGGCGCGGGCGCTTCGGCGGAGGGCATGACACGCCTGCGGATCGAGCCGTCGGACCTGTTCCGTGTCGTCGTCGAGGACCGCGCGCGGGACGTGGCCGTGGACGTAGTCGACAACTTTTCAAACGAGCAGCTGCCGCTCCGGGTCGAGACGATCCGGCGCGACCCGCTGGGGAGGGGATAATGGCGGTCCAGGTTTGGCCCATTCCGACGTCTGGATTTTTCGACCTCTTGGGGATCGAAGAGGCCACCTTTTATCTGCCGGGCGACAGCACAAGCTCTGTCACGGCCGGGGGCGAGGTCATCACCCATCGGCGAGGGGCACGGCTCTGGCAGGGCGAGGTCGTTCTGGGCAAGTCGGAGCCCGACGTGATCGCGGCGCAAGACGCGCTGATCGAGCACCTGCTCGAGCCGGGGGCGTCCTTTATGATCTATGACCGCCGTCAATTCGCGCCCCAAGACCCCGCCTATCCGGCAGGCATCAACTGGGCCGCGCAACCGGTCACGATCAAGAGCCTCGTGCCCGGCAACCGCGAACTGAGCCTGCAAGGCCTGCCGCCGAACTTCACCCTGCGGCGCGGGCAGAAAATCGGGTTTCAGTATCTGACGAGCCCCGTCCGATATAACGTCCACCGCATTCTCAATGCGACCGTCACGGCGGATAGCACCGGGGCGACTGCCCGGTTCGAGGTGTCCCCCTTCCTGCGACCCGGCGTCGTGGTCGGGGCCTCAGTGGTCGTTGATCGCCCGCAGGCGCGGGCAAAACTACTCAGCTTCAAACCGGGACCGGGGCGCTCGCGCCGCACCGAGGGCGGCAGCTTCACCTGGCAACAGACGCTGGGGGGCGGCGTATGAGCTTTGATCTCGCGCAGACAGATCAGTTGGCCGAGCGCAGCGGCACGGATGCGCATATCCTCGTGTTGATCGAGCCACGCGACCGGGTCACGGGCGAGATCGTCCAGATGGGGCTCTGGACAGGGGACGATCACCAGACCTTTAGCGTCGACGGCGAAACCCATCTCTTTCTGGGCGCGGGCAATGTGATCGAGGTGCCGCCGATCCGCGCCGGGATTGGCCTTGAGGTACGCCGCAACCGGGTCATCCTGCCGCCAATGACGGATGCCGCAAAGCTCGCCTTGCAGGTCTATCAGGCCTCACAGGCGCGGGTGCGGGTCTGGTCACAGCCGATGGATATCTACACCGGCGCGCCGTTGGGCACGCCACAGCGCGTCATCAAGGGATGGTTAGAGACGGCACCGGAGACGCTGGGCAAGCTCGGCGATCAGTCGCGCACGGAGCTGGTGATTTCCTCGGCCGCGCGGCGGCTTACGTTTCGCCAGCCTCTCTTCAAATCTGACGCGGCACAACGGTTGCGCGACCCGGCCGACAGGTTCCGCGAATATGCCGCCAGCATCGCCGACCGCCCGATCCCATGGGGTCAGGAAACGGTCGTGACCGAGATCCCGCCAGCGCCACCGCCCTTGAACGTGGACGGAGACAACCGGCGATGACGGGACGCGTGCATCTTCTGCGGCAATTCCTCGACGCCCGGCGCGCGGTAGCATTCCGGCCGAGCCTGTCCGACTGCGCAATGTTCGCGGCCGACTGGATCGCCGTGCTGACCGGGCAGGATCCGGCCGCACGGTGGCGCGGGCGCTATCGCAGCATTGAGGAGGGTCGCACGCTTCTAGCCGCCGACGGGTTCGCGTCGCCCGCCGAGGTTCTGGCACCGATCCTGTTGCCGGGCGCAGGCTGGATGCAGGCGCAGACCGGCGACGTGGCCGTGCTGATCGAGGCAGGCGAGGAGGTCATGGGCATCATCGGTGGCGGTCATATTCACGCACTGCGTCCCGGTCGCGGCCTTGGCGCTGCCCCACTAAATCGCGCCATCCGGATTTATCGGCCATGAGACTGTTTGCTTGGATAGCGGCACTCGTGCTCGCCTCGACGGCACCCGCTTCGGCCGGGCCGCTGGCCGCCGCCGCCGCCGCCATCTTTGCCGGGATCACGGTCAAAGCCGTCGCGCTCTTTGCCCTGCGGCTATTCGCATCGGTCGGGCTAAGCCTGTTGCAACAGCGCCGAGCCCGGCGCGGGCGCAACACCGCCTTCGGGCTGCAGGTGACCGCGACCACGCGCGGCGAGCTGGAGAGCGAGACCACAATCGTCGGCCTCTACGCCACCAAAGGGCATCTGATCTATCACAACAGCCACGGCCCCAATAACAAATACTACCAGACCGTCATCGAGCTGGGCGGCCTGCCCGGGGCCACCTTCAGCCGCTTGATGGTGGACGGCGTCTATTCCGAGTTGGGGACAGAGGAACATCCCGACTACGGCTTTCCAGTCCTCGCCAAGCGCGACCTTGGCGTCGATTATGCATGGATCAAGGTCTACGACGGCACCCAGACCGGCGCAGATCCGACACTCGTCGCCAAATATGCCGAGGACCCCGAGACGCCCTGGACAGAGGCACATATCGGGCACGGCATCCCCTACGCGATCCTGACGATGGAAGTGAGCTCCAAGGTCTGGCCCAATGGAGCGCCGGAGCAGCGCTATGAGGAGAACGGCATCCCGTTCTACGATCCCCGCCTCGATAGCACGGTCGGCGGCACAGGCCTGCACCGCTGGGACGATCCAACGACATGGGGGCCGACACGCAATCCTATCGTGAAGACCTACAACATCCTGCGCGGCCTGTCGCTCCATGACGGCTCGATCTGGGGCGGCGAGGCCGACGCAGAGGATCTGCCGCTTTGGAACTGGGTGCCGGGCATGAACGCCTGCGACGTGGACGTGGACGGGCGGCCTCAGTACCAGTCCGGCTATGAGATCAAATTCGCCGAGGACACGTCCGGAGATGTGATCAACGAATTGCTCGCCGCCTGCAACGGCCAGATCGCGGAGTTCGGGGGCTTCTGGTATATTCAGGTCGGCGCACCCGACATCGCCGTGGCCGCGATCACGGACGACGATCTTCTGGTGACGGACGCCGCCACCAAAGACCCGTTTCCCGAACTGCTTGAGATCTTCAACCGGGTCACCGCCAAATATGTCTCGCCCGGCGCGCTCTGGAACGGCGTGCCCCTCGATCAGATCCGCAATCCCGACTGGGAGGCAGAGGACGGTATCGTGCGGAATTTCGAGCTGGACCTTCCGGCCGTGTTTAACCCGGGACAGGCCGGGCAACTGGCCGAGGACACGCTGCGCGACCATCGCCGCTGGCGGCGTCACGCCTGGCCACTGCCGCCCGACTATGCCGGTCTGCGCCCCCTCAATACTGTGGTCGTCACCAGCGCCTGGAACGACTACGACGCCAAGCTCTTCGAGGTCACGGAGATCGTGCTCGATCTGCACCGGTTGACCATTGTCACCTCGCTACGCGAGCGCGACCCGGATGATTTCGAGATCGACCCGGCGTATGAGATCCCCGACCGCGCCTCTATCCTGCCCCGCCCAATCCCTACAGACGCAGGCCTGCCCTTTTTCGACGCCGACGCGCGCATTGTCACCAATCAGGCAGGCACCCGTGCGCATGCGGCCGTCGACGTCTTCTGGGATGCCTCCGGGATCGCCGAGACTATCAAGGGCATCGCCATTGAATGCCAAAAGCGCGAGACCGAGGAGGAGGTCTGGAGCGGCACCGTGCTCGATGTCGAGCGTGGCGCAATGACCATCCAGCCCGTGCCGCCACTCACGAACCTGCGCGTGCGCGCCAAAGCGCTTTCTGACAATCGCCGAGGCACATGGACTGCATGGATCTGGGTGACCACTGACGACGTGCGTATCCAGCGGGCTGATTTTGCTGCCGGTATCGAACCCGTCACGATTGTCGAGGGCACGCTCCCAACGGTCAAGCTGACCGAGGCGATCATGTTTGAGAGCAAGCTCTATCGTTGGAGCGGCACGGCCTATGTCGCCACGGTGCCTGCCGTTGATGTCACTGGGCAGTTGACCGATGCGCAGATCGCGGCCTTGGCGGCGGCAAAACTGACCGGGCAGATACAGACACCGCAGATCGCGACCGGCGCAGTCACGGACGCCAAAATTGCGGGGCTTGCTGCCTCGAAAGTTACGGGTCAGTTAACCAACGCGCAGCTTGCCGCCATCGCAGCCGCAAAGGTGACGGGGCAAATCACCGGTACGCAAATCACGGACGGCGCGATTTCGACACCCAAGATCGCTGTGGGTGCCGTGACCGCCTCGCAGATCGCAGCAGACACGATCACAGCCGCCAAGATCGCATCCGGCACGATTACAGCAACTGAGATTGCATCGGGCACCATTACCTCTGCCAAGATCGCGGCAGGCACGATCCAAGGATCCAACATCGCCGCAAACACGATCACCGCGTCACAGATAGCGGCCAGCACCATCACTGCCTCTGAGATTGCGACGGGTGCTGTTACAGCGGTCAAGATCGCCGCCGCGACAATCACGGGTGATAAGATTGCGGGCACGACGATCACCGGTGACAAGATCGCCGGCAATACGATTACTGCGGCCAAGATCGCCTCGGGAACTGTCACCGCCGCTGAGATCGCGGCGGGCACCATCACAGGCGACAAGATTTCCGCCAACACGATAACGAGCGCACTGATCGCGACGGCTGCGATCAACGCCGGGCAAATCGCTACGAATGCAATCACAACGGCCAAGATCAACGGACGCGCTGTCACTGAGCCGTCCACGTTCTTCGAGAACTACGGCGGCGGCACCAAGACGCCCGCGACAGCCACGGCATGGAACAACGCGACGTCTTTCATTGTGAACGTGCCGGATAGTGGCTCGCTTCTGATGATTGACTGCCATGTGAATTGGCTGCTGAACGGCGGGCCAACTGCTGGGTCGTGGGGGCTGCGTCTGCTGCTGAGCGGGTCGCCCTTTGACTCTCAGGGTGGTGCACATTTTCAGGAGCTTGTTCCGTTTCGGCGAACAATCTCAGTGGGGACTGGCAATCAGACAATCACGCTGGAATGCCAGCGCGGCTCGGGTGTGCCCTTCCTGATCCAGAACGTCCATTCCGTCGCCACGATCCTCAAGAGGTAACGCATGACCGTCAGCGCCAACATCTATAACCCGGCCACGGGTCAGATCACGGGCCACGTTGAGGCATCGGCAAGCACCATTGCCGCCAATGTCACGCCTGAGCGGGGCCTGTTTGTCGGTGCGCTGGCAGACACTGCGACACACTACATTGCGTCGGACCCGCTGCGCATCGAGGCGCGCCCGACGATCACGCCGCCTGCCACCACGCAAGACACCGGCTGGGTTTATGACCTGTCCCTGCTACCCGTCGGGAGCGCGGTAACAGTGCGCAACGAAGTGGGCGACGAGCTCGTCATCATGAACCTGTCGGAGCCTCTGACGCTGGTCGATGCAGGCGTGTACGCCCTCGCCGTCGCCCCGCCGTTTCCGTGGGTCGGGTTTGATGCAGAGGTGGAGGTAAGCGATGCCTGAGTTCCGCCAAAATACACCCCGCGCACAGGCCATCCGCGCCGCCCAAATCAAGGCGGACTGCAGGACCCTCATCCTCTCCGTGGCCGACTTGGAAACACAGAGCAACATCGCCCAGGCGGGCATCCTGTTCTCGACAGCCACCATCAACGGCGCGGCGCGCGCCGACGCGCTGGCACTCGCAGGCCTCATCGAGGGCGACCAGGAGCGCGCCGTTGCATGGACCGCGTGGCGCAAGGCGATGCAGGCGGAGAGCCGTCGCGCCATCGAGGACGGGGATGCACCCGTCTGGCCAGACGTACCAACCGGGGTCGCGGAATTCGCGGCCCGACACTGAAACCACGAACACCCAAACCAAAAGGAAACTGACATGTCGACCTTCTCCACCTACCTCGAAGCCGCCCTGCTCAATCACGTTTTTCGCAACACCCCGCTGCCCAGCCCCGAGGCGGTGTATCTGGCGCTCTTTACGGCCGCGCCCACTGACGCAGGCGGCGGCACTGAAGTGACCGGCAGCGGCTATGCCCGCGCGGCCGTGACCTTTGCCGCGCCCGCTGCCGATCCGGAGGATGGCACCCGACAGGCGGTGCTCAACGGCCCGGACGTCGTGTTTTCCTCGACCCACGATCCGGTGCAGAGCGTTGTTGCCGTCGCCTATTACGATGCGGCGACAGGGGGCAATTTTCTGAGCTGGTCGGCAATCCCCCCCGCCGATCTGGGCGTGGGCGCGGAGATCAAGTTCCCGGCGTCGAAACTCAAGGAATTCCTTTCCTGATGAACCGCGTCGCCTATGAGAGCAACGGCGGCCCGGTGGTGGATGGCGTTCGCGCCATCCACGCCTGGAACGCGGCTCTCATGGCGGCAATCGACCTGCTCGAAAAATACGAGCGCCCGAATGTGAGCCTCAAGACCTTAAGTTCGGACACGTTCGACGCGGGGCGGATGGATCTCGCGGCCTCACTCAAGCGGGATCTCCGCGCTCTCAAGCTGTGACATCACGTAAGGAAGCCCAAAGATGGCGCTGATCACCACGAATCTTAAAGCTCAGTTCGAGACAACCAACACGGTTGTCTCCCCGACGCTGTGGGTGGACGAAGTCGCCGGGATTGAGCTAGTCCAAGAACACCTTATGACTGCGCCAGTGTTGCGGACAGGCGAAGAGGGAACACCTACTGGAGCGAGTTATTTTCAGTTTGTCGGTAGCATTGACGGACTTGGGAATGACACCTTATACGACCACGATCTGCCAGACGGGGCGGAGCCTCGTACGATGTACATCGTTGCCCGTTATCCTAACCAAGTGAACGCCGGTAACTTCAACGGCGTGATGTATGGCAATCCCTCTACGCGCCAGGCATTCGGTATGGTGATGAGCGGCACTGAAAAAGTGCTCACCGACTTCTGGGCGGCCAGCTATGCGTCGGTCGATAGTTTCAACGATGACCTTTGGCATGTGCTAGCGGTCACTTTTGACGGGGAAGATGTTGAAGGGTTCATCGACAACGTGAACCTGATGGGCGGCACCCCGGCCACGCTCAACACGGTACTGGAACGCCTCTATATCAATTACAAACTCAGCAACAACAGCGGTGCCTTCATGGATTGTGCCGCTGTTTTGATCTATGCCGGGGCGCATAATCCGGCGCAGTTGGCTGAGACGAACGCCTATCTTCGCAACAAGTATATCGAGGAAATCCCTAGTGGCGGTGGGACGGTTGTTTCTGAGCGCGCCGCATCGAGTGGCGGCACCTCGGGTCTGAACGCCGCTCCTGTCTCCGTGCTCTCACGAACCGCATCGAACGGCGGCACATCGGGAGCTACGGCGGCCCCCGTTATCGTGCAGGGCCGCGCTGCGACCTCCGGCGGAACATCTGGTGCCGACGCGGCAGCCACTCTCGTCTCGGGTCGCGCTGGCGCATCCGGCGGCACCTCTGGCGCGTCTGCAAGCCCTGTCCGGATCGCCACGCGCAGCGCACCGGGCGGCGGCGCGTCGGGCTCGCCTGCGGCCCCTGTGCAGGTCGCGCTGCGCGGGGCATCAAGCGGCGGCGCGTCGGGATCCGAGGCCTTGCCCCAGGCGGGCACTCAAACAAGCCGCGGCGCCACGTCAGGAGGCGCATCTGGGTCTGAGGCTATGGCGGTCCGTGTGCAGACGCGCAGCGCCTCCAGCGGCGGGGTCTCTGGCACCGGGGCCATGGCCGTGCATGTCAGCGTCAAGGCGGCGGCGTCAGGAGGGCTGTCAGGGGCAGAGGCCATACCCGCCGCAGTCACACTGCGCGCGGCCAACGCTGGCGGTGTGTCCGGCCTCACAGCCGAACCCACGCTGATCGCGGCCCGGTCTGCGGTCTCGGGAGGCACATCCGGGTCAGAGGCCGCACCCGCTGACACAAGCCGGGTGGTGGATTTCAGGGCAACGGCGCTCTGGGATGAACCACGCTTTACCGCTCTTTGGGATGAGCCACGTTTTGTGGCCGAATGGAGAGACTGATGGACGAGATGAAGACCTTCGAGAAAAACACCTATTCCGCCGTCATCACCTTTCTCAGGAAGGACAGCACCGCGCCCGATCTCAGCGGGGCCGCTGTAGAGGCATGGGCGCTCGGCGCTGGCCCCACCATCCCCTTGGGGGTGAGTGTCCTGGACGGCATGGCCGGCGTGGTGCGCGTGTTCTGGCCTGCGGAGACATTTGCGGCGGGGCTCTACGAGGTCCAGCTGCGCGCCTCGAAAGGCGGCAAGACGGAAACCTATGCGGCGCGCCTGACAGTCGCCCGGTCGATCTGAAGACATCCCCCAATGTGTGGGGATTACCCGGTGGCCGTGAGCGGCCGCCCTACAGGAGGCCCCGAGCGTGCTGGAGGGCACGCCCGGGCACGCGGGGCCAGTCACCAAACATACCCCCGCCGACCAGAAACACCTCATGGCCGCTCCCTGCCCCAAGGGGGCGGCGGGACTATGAGGCGATTCGATTTGGAAGGTCTAGAACTGCGTTGCTGCGCATGCAGCCGTTTGCTATTTAAATATCAGAGAGGGGCGCAAATATCCGGCGTCTCGATCAAATGCCCGCGCTGCCGGGCGATGAATATCCTGAGGCCAAGAGCCCTTCCCCAAACGCGCGATGCGCAGAGAGAAGGAGCCAAACTTGACCAGATCGACCACACTCCCGAAACCTGAGCTGCCGCCCGGTGCGCCGGGCCTGCCCAAAGGCGTCCGCTACCGGCGGCAATATGGCGTCATCGTCCTCCTCGAGGACGAGGTGGCTCAAATCAACGCCTTCGGCCGGTTGCGCCGCCAAGGCTTCAAATGCCGCGTGGTGGTCACATGAAGCTCGCCATCCACCACGCCAGCCCCATCCCGGATACCTACCGCGCCGCCCGGGTCTCCAGCCTCTTCAACGTCGAGGGCGACGCGGATTTCCGCATCGAGGTCGAGGCCGATCTGGCAGCACAGCCCTGGCAGATAGGCCTCATCGTCGGCCCCTCTGGCAGCGGGAAATCCTCGCTCGCCCGCGAAGCCTTCGGAGCGGAGCTTGACCCGCGCCCGTGGCCCGAGGGCGCGCTGATCGACGCGATTGACCCCGAGGGCGAATTCGACGCCGTCGCGGCCGCCCTCTCCGCCGTGGGCCTCGGCACGGTGCCCAGCTGGCTGCGCCCCTATCCCCACCTCTCCACCGGCGAGCAGTTCCGGGCCGAGCTCGCGCGCATTCTGGCCGAGCGGCCGAGCTTTGCCATTCTCGACGAGTTCACCTCGACCATTGACCGGCGCGTGGCCCAGATCGGGGCGGCAGCCTTTGCCAAGGCATGGCGGCGGGGCTCTGGCCAGTTCGTCGCCGTCACCTGTCACGAGGACGTCGTGTCCTGGTTGCAGCCCGATTGGGTGATCGACACCCGCCGGGCCGAGTTTCGCTGGAGGCGTCTTCGACGGGCACCCCGCATTGCCATGGACATTCACCAGACAGACGGCTCCTTCTGGCCCGCCTTTGAGCCGCATCACTACCTGAAGCTGCCCCGCATGATCGCGGCCAATTACTACGTGGGCTTCGTCGACGGCGCACCGGTGGCGCATCTGGCCGTCTCGACCCGGCCGGGGCTGGTCGAAGGCCGCGCCTGCCGCCTTGTCGTCATGCCTGAGTGGCAGGGCGCGGGGCTGGGGCTGCGCTTTCTCAACGAGGTTTGCGCGCTCTGGCGGCGCGGCGTGAACCGCTACGACAAACCGATGCCGATGCTGTTTCACACCTCGCATCCCGGCCTCGCCGCCGCCCTGCGCCGCGATCCCCTCTGGGCACAGGTTTCGGCCATCCTCTATGCCGAGGCCAAGGAACGCAGCATGAAGACCCTCGCCGCCGCCCGGGCACGCAAAGGCCTCAAACCCGCCGGGAGCGGCTACGGCGGGCATTTCCGCGCGGTGCAGGGCTTTCGGTATGTCGAGTGAGGGGGGTGTTAAAGGGGCGTTGAAACAGCCCCTCATGTTCCTTCCCAATGATCGGTGTCAGGCGGTAGCCGATCGAGATCAAACTCCCAGCTAGCCGACGCAGCACGAGCAGGAAGGGCGGAAAGCGGAAGTTCGCTATGGGTGCGAGGCCTGAAAACCATAGTTTCTAGGCGGATATTCATTTGGCCAATCTCTTATGCCTTCGTGTTGGGCCAGCGATTGGCCCTCGACTTGGACTTGATGAGCAATCAGTCGCGACGTTTTTCTGATGTGCAACGGTCAAATTTGGTTTAGGGTCCCCCGAAAAGGCAGCGGCGAATTCGACCAATGTACACAGATAGAACTCGCGACCACCACAAGGATGCGGCGATTGCTCGCCTTTTTTCGGCCGGCGTTGTTAGAGAACTTGCTGAAAAAGGCAGCTCTGCCAAGTTTAGCTCGTTGGTAAATCAAGCTGAACTATTCGAACTTCAAGAAGTTCGCACCGTCGGTGACGCGTTTGACTTTGGCTTCGCTCAATTACGCCGAAGTGGCCTCCGAAATGAATACATTTATCAGTCGGCTATAGTTCAAAACGTGCTCTTAGGTAAACATTCCCTGAAAACAGCCAGTATGGTGAGAGAGTTTCGAACTGGAGCTAGCAGAGCGGATGTTGTCATATTGAACGGCACATCTACAGTCTATGAGGTTAAATCCGAACGTGACAGTCTCCAGAGACTTGAGAAACAACTAGAAGACTACGCCGATATATTTGCTCGTACGTATGTAATTGCTTCAGAACGTCACATCAACGCGATAAAAGAGCTCGCGCCGCTTCACGTAGGCGTTATGTATCTGAAAAGATGGAATAGCATAAGCACAGTTAGAGAAGCCGTCGATCGGCCAGACGAAGTTAAACCACTCAGCATTCTGGGGGCTCTTCGAAGAACTGAGGCAATTCGTATTCTCAAACACATAGGCAAGCCTGTACCTTCCGTGCCAAACACTCAGATGTTTAGCGCGCTTTCAGAACTCTACGAACGCCTTGATCCAAGAGAAGTCCATGACGCAATGGTTCAGGTGCTCAGGCAGAGCCGAACACAACATTCTTTCCAGAGACTCGTCGAAGATCTACCTTTATCGTTGCATGCCGCCGCATTGATGTACAACTTAAGGCTAAGTGACGGGGCAAAACTGGTGCAAGCCATTAAAACTCCAATCGAACAATCAATATTTTGGAGTTAGGATGTTAAATGTACTTTCCATACTTTCGCGGTAAGCAATTTGAGCTCATCACTATTCGAGATACCGCAGAATTGCTGGCGAAGGCTGGTTTCATACCCATAATTGAACCCGTAAAAGAAGCACTGAAGGGGTTGACCCGTGCGCTTGACGCGGTTTGTGAAAGCGGTGGGCATGCGATCGTAATAGTGAATCCTCAACATGGAAGCTTAGCTGGAAATGGAGCCGCAATATCGACTTTTCTCAAGGAAGGCTATCTTGAGACCGACAACGTAAGCGCTGGCATCTTATTGACGGATACGATGACGGTAATAGATGCCATGACGCTTTTTGAAGCTCATACAAATCATAGGCCGTATTTTATTCACTCGGGCTTTCTGCAGGAAAACGGCCTCGCAGAAAAACTTGGGGACGAGCTCAGTCATACACGACATGTCTTCATCGAACAGGCTAGCCCTGTATTATACCGAAAGAAGTTCAGCAGTGCTTCTCGAGTGCTGCTTCGGGATGGATTCAACAAACAGCGGAATGCTAGTTATCCTGCTGTTGAGCTTTTTTCAGATTTGCATGTAACATTTAATTCCGAGTTGGGTTTGAATGGTTTTGGAGACTTCCTAACTGTCGGGGATGACTATAGTGAGACAGGTGGACCTGCTTATGCCGTCGCCATTCACATGACGTTCATTGATCCAGACAAAGACGATCAGATGTACGTGCGCCATTTTGTGTCAGATTCAAATAGCACTCCAACGGATCCTGCTGGAAAGTTCGCAGAAGCGCTCTCTAAGCTGGTCACGAAGTTCAATCACGGAACATCAAACCTGTTTCATGGTAAGGCTTTATCTGAGTTCCTAGAGTTGCATGCAAAACAACACTTTCCAGGGCTGGGTCAGGTTAAAAAACTTTCGATGATCCATCACATTGAGACACTGGCAGACTATTTTTCTGAGGCGAATTGATGCCAAATAAATGCTGCCCAAACTGTTTTGGGGACCGTGGACTCGAAAAACACCTGTTTCAATTTCTGGCTACAGAATTGGCGAAAGGGGATTGTAATTATTGCGGAGACCCTTCGGACAAACTTGTTGAACCGTCGGAGCTTTCTGATGTTTTTGAGCTGCTAGTCGAATCTTATGAAGAAGCTGAAGGCGGTGTAAGTCTTGTGGCAAACTTCAAAAAGGACTGGGGGCTTTTCTCTCATGCCAAAATGGACGAAGCACACGCCAAAGAACTACTTTCCGATATTTTAGATGATGGAGAGATCGTTCGAAAGTCGTTTAGACCCTTGACCGCGCCGGATGACTCTAAGGTCGGTGATTGGCTTGAACTTCGTCAAGAACTTCGCTTCAAGAATAGGTATTTTCTAGACGAAAAAATTAAGGAAGAACGGTTGAAGCTTTTGCTCGAGTTCTTGCTTTCAGCACCGCTAGAAAAGATCTGGTTTCGAGCCAGGATCTCGCCTGATAATCAGCCTTTCGATGCCCAATCGATGGGAGCGCCACCAAAAGGTTCCGCTTCCCACGGAAGAGCCAACCCCGCAGGCATTCCGTATCTCTATCTTGCATCTGATGAGAACACAGCGATTTCGGAAATACGCCCTCATACGGGTGAATTCGCGACCGTTGCAGAATTTGAGCTGCGTGAAGGACTTACAATCGTCGATTTACGATCACCTAAGACACTCGTCTCTCCTTTTATCTGTGGATCTTCCGATGAGATTGTTCAGCTTAGGGCAGACTTGCCGTTCCTAGAAAGTCTGGGCCACGAACTCACTCGTCCGGTGCTGCCCCGCAGCGCCGCAACTGACTACGTTCCAAGTCAATATCTCTGCGAGTTTATAAAGAAAAAAGGATTTGACGGTGTACTTTATACGAGTTCTGTGGGGACGGGAAAGAACTTGGCCCTCTTCGATACCGAAGCGGCAAATTGCATACGAGTATCCGTTTTTAGTGTCGCTAGCGTTGCAGTCACCGCTCATGAGTTTCGCACACAGGTTCGCCCGTTGGAGCGCGTTGAAAATTAGAAATAGATCTGGGGCGCGATAGGCTCGGTTTTACACTCTCGGCGAATGTCCGGTGTGACGTTCCGGGTCGCAGCATCTGGGTTGATCGACGAACGGTCGCTTTGGGCCGGACGTCACAGTCACCAATTTCTAAAAACCCCGTTGCTGTAAACTTCACTGTAATTCACTGCAAACTTCGCTGTCACGCTACAACAGTTGTAGGGTTACACTCTAGTTTACAGTCATGCCGGAAGACCCAGAATGAGGCGGGATGAAGCCGGATAGGTCAATGAAATAAGGCATATTTCTGCGCGGACGCGGGGCTGCGGTTGGCATGGGTGAAGTTTGCAGTAAAGTGCGAGAAGCGGGCGAAAACGGCGATGTTGGCGTTTTCGGGGCCACTGCGAACTGCGAAGCGCAAAATGTGCGAAACCCTATTGAAATATGGTTCAAACGGCTCTGAGAGGGGTGTTTAAGGGGGCATTTAACGGCCCCCGGCACGTCCGGAACTGGGACCAAGTCCGCCCAGTTCTAATTTGCCGTCCCACTTCCATGTTTCCGCTAATGAAATCAAATACATAGAGATTTCTGAAGTAGGATAAACGGAGAATAGAAGTGGGACGGTTTTTCTAGGCCTAAGGAACGCTAAAAGGTAGGTTCTTCAACGCGCATGAAGCTCACCGCGTTCACACGACCCGGCCCAGTCTGACGCAAATCCGTCGATCACTTCACGATAGACATCAGTTGGCATCGTGCCTCCCTTAACCATTATGGGGCGGCCATAGGCATCGCGGATAATCCGTTCATAAACTGAACGCTGCGACGCAGTACGAAAAACACTTGGGCTGGTGTATTCTTGTAAAGTCTCTTCGAGAGACACCAGCCCGTACTGGCTACTACCGATTGCAACGCGGGCCACGAGAAATACAAGTTGGCAGTCGCCCTCATAGTCTTGATGGCTAACTTGCGCCGACGCAGAGTACGGGGCGGCGGCCACAAACATCGCCGTAAGAGCGGCACGGCATAGAAGCGTTCGCACGTTGAAACCTCCAAGTTTATCGTTGTGGCCTACCACGCATGTGCCGGTCAGGCAATGTCGCCCAGGATACGACTTAGGGATCAACGGAATTGTGCAGGCGGGTTTTAAGCAGTTGCCGGATGTCCGGCAGCAGAGCCTCTAGCTCGTCGCCGTCCTCGGGATTTTCCATGCGCGAGAGCAGCTCGTTGTAGAACCATACGCCTTCCTTAAAATGCGTATCGCTAGGAAGGTCGAGGCCGAGATCGGCGTAGACCTTGCGGACTTCCGTTCCGCAGATCATCAGGATCATCGGATCGAGGCGCGCGCGCGTTGGCGGTGGCGGTTCGGCGGCGACGGGGTCGCCTTCGCCATAGAGAATGTAATCGGCTCGCAGGCCAAAGCGCCCTTGCAGCCGGATCAGGAAGTTGCGCGACGGTTCGCTCCGTCCGGCTTCGATATCACCAATATATCCTTGGCTCACCTCCATCGTAGAACCAAGGGCGCGTTGGGACAGCCCCTGCTTCTTTCTCCAGAGCGCAAGCCTTTTACCGGGATCCGCTGACATTCTGATAAAACCTATTGACATGAACGTATTTCACGTTCAAAACTAAGCTTGAACGTGAAATACGGTCATTTTGTGACCTACTAGGGAAAAAGCATATGACAGAAAAAGTCACAACAATCCAGCCGGGACCCGTCTTCTATGACGTGTTCCTAGGGTATCTGCGGGTGATCGGCACCAACCTGAAGGATTGGTGCGTGCCGCATGGGGTGACGCCGACCAATGCCAAGAGCGCTGCCACCGGCGGATGGAACGGGACCAAGGCCCGCGCCCTGCGCCAAAAGATGCTTGACGAGGTGGGCGAGGAGACCTTTGCGCGGCTCTATGCCGACCGCATGCGGCGGGAGGACGCCGCATGAGCGGTATCAAGCTAGGCCGTGGCATGCGTGGGCGACTACGCGAAGTGCGCGACCCCGAACGCAACCTTCCTCCGGGCAGCGGCCTTGCTATCGCTATGATGCTCGCGTTCGTCTTCTGGGCCGTGGTCGCTTTCGGCCTGTCCTATGGGGTGCTGAGCCGAGACGCCGCCCCTGAAACACCCCCTTCAACACAGGATTAATGCGATGCGGATTTCCGATCTGATCCCCGACGCGGGCCAGTTGCAGGCCGAGATCGCGGCCATCCCGCAAGTGCAGCGTGTGGCGCTGGCCTTGCAGCTGGTACGCGACATCGACGAGCCCTGCTGTGCGCTGCCGTTGATGCGCCTGAGCCGCTTGGCAGAGGATCATCACCTGTCGATCCGCAAGGAAGCGTTCATGCGGGAAAATGACCTGCGGAGGGTGCATCGTTGAAACCCCTGTTCAAACCCGTTTCCAAGATCCGCGCGCGTGCTGGCCTGTGCGCTGCGCGGTACCTGCGCCCCGGCTGTGCCCAGTCTGCTTGCTCCGGCCGGGGTGCTTTTTCTGTCATCGGCGATGTGGTGGGAGTGCTGGCGCTGTTCGTCCTGCTCTTCGGCGTCGCGTGCTTTGGAGGGTGATCGCATGAGCCTGCATGTTCAAAAAACGGGCCGCGGCTACGCCGTTTTCGACGGCAAGGAGCGCGTGTCCGGCACGTTCAGCAACCGCGATATCGCCCTGCGCGCCCAAGACCGGATGGACGTCGAGGCGGTTAAGTCACAGCACGCCCGCAACCGTCCTTGCCTCACCTGCGGCACCGAGTTCTGGTCGACGGGGCTGGGGCACCGCATGTGTGGCAACTGCCGTTCCGGTTGCGCCGGGCTCGATGCTCAGATGCTGGGCTGCTGATGCACCACGCGCCGCTCACCTCGCCCCGCCTGCAACGGGTTCTGGCCGTCCTCAAGGACGGTCGCCCGCATACCACGCGCGAGATCGTGCGCCGGGCGCATGTGGTGGCGGTGAACAGTTGCATTTCTGAACTGCGCGCGAACGGGGCGGAAATCCTCTGCACCCGCGAACGGAAAGGCGACCGGCTGATCTGCCGGTACACAATGACGAAGGCCCCAGAATGACCAAAACAGACAAATTGCACAAATTTGACAATCTCGCTCAGCTTGCCTTGGAAAAGGCCAATGCGATCAGGTTCGTTGCGCGCCAGCTGGCGAACGGGGACCCCTTGTACATGGCCCTCCCAGACGTGCCGGTTTTCCTGATCAAGAGCGATATCGAAGCGCTTAAGGGGATACTAGAGGCCCTCGAAAAGGCGCTCGACAATGAGTGAAATGCGCCTGATCGAGACACGGGAGATGGCTGTTGCTGAAATCGTCATAGAGGACCGGCTGCGTCCTGTAGACGAGGTTGGTATCTCGGCCATCCTCATGACAATCGACGAAGGTGGCTCTACCACCGATCCGATTGATGTGCGCCGCGTACGACGCAAAGGCACCGTAGTCTATCGCCTTATTGACGGCGCGCATCGGATTGAGGTCGCAAAGCGGCTCGGGAACGTCACGATCCTTGCGTCTGTCTACGACGGGACGGACGCCGATGCCCGCCTTATGGAGATCGAGCGCAATCTGGCCCGTGCTGAGATGAAGCCGATAGATCGCGCGGTCTTTCTGCTGGAGTACAAAGAGGCGTACGAAAAGAAGCACCCCGAAGCCCGCGCGGCGATTGGTGAGGCTCTTGTTGCCAAGCGGTGGGATACGACGGGCACGATGCCCGTCGTATCTTTCGCCGTGAAAGTCGGGCAAATGACGGGACAGGATGAGAGCACGGTTCGGCGTCAGATCAGGGCTGTGAAGGCTCTGGAGGCGGATGAAGTTCGTGCAATCCAGTTGGCACCCCAATACCTCGGATACAAGGATATAGCAGAAATCGGCAAGATTTCTGATCCTGGAGAACGTAGCGAAGTCATGAAGGCGCTCTCTTCCGGGGAGGCAAAGACAGTCAACGCTGCCCGTAAGGCTTACCGTGTTGCACGGGGCGAAGCCCCGGCCCCGGCAAGTCCCAAGGACGCAACCCTGTCACGCCTCTTGGACGCATGGGACCGCGCGGGCAAGCGCGAGCGCATGGCGTTTCTGGAGGAGCGCGGCGCGGAGGTTGCGACGCTGTTCGGGGAACTTGACCAAGGGGATGCAGCATGACAGGCCCGGCCCCTGCGCAGGAATGGTGGAGCGCGGCAGAGCTGGCGGAGGCCGGGCTTCCGGATCTCCCGAGCACAAAGCGCAAGATCAACGAACTGGCACAGCGTGATGGCTGGGCGCGACACGCGGGGAAGGCCCGGCGGCGCAAGGGGGTAGGCGGCGGCATCGAATATCACTGGAGCGTTCTGCCATTGCGCGCCCGCATGCGGCTAAGTTCCAGCCTGGTCAAAACCGCACCCGTTCAGCAGGGGCAAGACGCGGCATGGGATCGATATGCGGCGGCGGGTGACAAGGCCCGCGCTGAAGCCGAGGCGCGGCTGGCAGCCATCGCCGAGGTCGAGTTACTGGAAGGGGCCGGGCTGACACGGTCGGCGGCGGTGCGGGAGGTCGCACGCAAGTCGGGACGCGCCGAGAAATCGCTCTGGAATTATCTCTCGCACATCGAGGGCGTCGCACGCGCCGACCGGCTGGCCTATCTGATCGACGGGCGGGCGTTGCGGCGGGCACAAGGATCCCGACTGGATACAGACCCGGCCTTTCTGGCGCTCGTGCGCAGTGACTGGCTGCGCCCGTCCCAGCCCTCTCTCACAAGCTGCTATGACCGTGCAGTGCGCGTCTGGACGTCCGAGCGACGCAACAGTGTCGTGCCGCCGCTGCATCAGGTGCGGCGCTGGCTCAAGTCCAGCGTATCGGCCCCCACTGAAATCTACTTGCGCAGGGGCGAAGAGGCATTGCGCCGCCTCTATCCCGCGCAGGTCCGCAGCAAGGCATTCATGACCCCGCTCGAATGCGTGCAGGGCGACTATCACAAGTTCGACGTCTTCGTGGACTGGCCCGGCTACGACAAGCCCGTGCGCCCGCAGATGATGGTCTGGTCGGACGTCTATTCCGGCAAACTCTTGGCGTGGCGACTATCCCCGACGGCCAACAGCCACACCGTGCAGCTGGTGACCGGCGATCTGATCCGGACCTATGGCATCCCGCAGTCGGTTCTGATCGACAACGGCCGGGAATTCGCCGCCAAGGCGATGACGGGCGGCACGCCGACCCGGTTTCGGTTCAAGATCACCGACGAAGATATCCCCGGCCTCCTTCCGCTCCTAGGTGTCGAAATCCATTGGGCCACGCCCTATTCGGGGCAATCCAAGCCCATCGAGCGCGCGTTTCGCGATCTCTGCGACCGGGTGGCCAAGCACCCGGCCTTTGACGGGGCCTATACCGGCAACAGACCGGAAGCCAAACCGGAGGACTATGGCTCCCGCGCCGTCCCGCTCGACGAGTTCCGCCTCGTATTGGAGGATGAGCTCGAGCATCACAACGCCCGGCCCGGGCGGCGCAGTGAAGTGGCCATGGGACGCTCGTTCAATGAGGTGTTCAACGCGGGCTATGCCAAGGCGACAGTCAAGCGCGCGACGGACGAACAGCTGCGCATGTGGCTCCTGCGCGCCGAGGGCGTGCGGGCCAAGACCGGAAACGGCGCGCTGAAGCTCTATGACACGGAATACTGGTCAGAGTGGATGTACCGGATCGCAGGCGAAAAGGTGGTTGCGCGGTTCGACGCGGATGATTTGGGAGCCGGGCTCGAGGTCTATGATCTCACGGGCCGCTATTTGGGCCATGCCGCCTGTCTCGAGGCCGCCAAATTCATCGACGTCGAAGCCGCACGCGACCATGCGCGCAAGCGCGGGGCGTGGGCGAAGGCACAGAAGGCCGAGGCCAAGGCTGCGCGCGAGTTGACGGCAGCCGAGGTGGCAGCGCGGGTGCGTGCGGCCTCTGGCCTCGCAGCCAGTGAACCCTTGCCAGAAGCGCAAGTTCATCAGCTGGTGACGCCGCACGCCGCCGCACCCAAGCGGCGTCGGCGCGCTCAAAGTGCCGAGGAGGTCGAGCATCTGGCCGAGATCGAGGCCCGCGTGATGCGGCTTGAGGAGCACCGCGTGCGGCCCGCCGAGCCCGCCGACGACGATCCCGAAATCATGTTCGCCCGCGCCCGCGTCCTTGAGCGCGCACAGGCGGACGGAGAGGCGCTGACACAGGCGCAGGCCGACTGGCTGGCCGACTATCAGCAGAGTTCAGACTATCGCGCCAAACTACGCATGGCGCGTCTCTTTGGCACCCAAGAATAAGAAGAAAAGGAGAGCAGAATGACACCCTCTATTGCGCCCCTGCGGAATGTCGCGGCGCTGATTGGCCTGGTCGAACGAGTTCAGACCCGCGCCTTTGGTCTGCCCGGCATGGCCACGTTCTACGGCCCCTCCGGCTGGGGCAAGACTACCGCCGTGACGGTCGCGGCCAACGAGTATCAGGCCCATGTTGTCCAGGTCAAAGACTGCTGGACACCGACGTATTTCGCGCAGGCAGTTTTGCGGGAGATTGGCCTTACGCCGGTGCGCGGCGTGCCCGCGATGGTGGACGCCATCGGCGCGCAGCTCGCCCGGACCGACCGGCCGCTCATCATCGATGACGCGCAATATCTCCTGCGCAAGCGGATGATCGAGCTTGCCCGCGACATCTACGAGAGCAGTCAGGCCCCGATTATTCTGGTCGGTGAGGAAAAGTTGCCGCAGGATTTGACCCGCTGGGAGAACATTCACAACCGGCAACTTGCATGGGAGCCCGCTCTTGCCTGCAATATCAGCGACGCGCAGAAGCTGGCCTCGATCTATGCGGCCGGCATCGACGTCGCGGACGATCTTCTGACCTCCATCGTTGACGCCTCGGGCGGCTCGATCCGTCGCGTGGCGATCAACCTCGCACGTGCCAAGGAACTCGCCCACGGGCGGGGTCGCCGGTTGGCGGATCTTGATCTATGGGGCAACCGGGTCTTCGAGACAGGCCAGCCTCCGGCAGTACGTCGCGTCGATGATTTCCGCCCGGCGGCGGCGCGTGGTCCGGATACGGTCGTGCCGCTTGGGCCGGGCGGAAAGGCGGTGCGCGCATGAGCGACCTCTTTGCGCAGATGTGGGCAGAGGTGAAAGGCCTCGAGGAGTTCGACTGGGCCGAGGTGGCCCGGCGCGGGTGCAGCCGCGAGACCGCCGTCCGCTATATCCGCCACTGGATGGACGCAGGCCAGATCCGCGTGACGCGGATCGCGCGTAATGGCAAGCGCTGGTATGCCCCGGCCCATATGCCCCAGCCCGGCCCACAGCCGGTTACAGGCGAGGCCACGCCCGAGGGCAACATGTGGCGGGCCATGCGCCATCTGCGCCATTTCAACCCGACCGATGTGGCGGCCCATGCCAATGCCGGGGGCGTCGAGGTCACTGTCGAGAAGGCCCGTGCCTATTGCCGCCAGCTACTGGCCTCCAACCACCTGAAGGTACGCCAGACGGCCATCCCCGGCCGTCGTGAGGCGCTCTACCAGATAATCGAGGATACTGGCCCACGTGCCCCCAAGCCCGTGCGATTGGCGGGCATCCTTGATCCCAACACGGGCGATTTCAGCCCGGCGAAAGGCGGTGCGGCATGAGCGCGCTGGACACCGCCCGCGAGTTCTGGGGCGAGGCCTTGCCCGACTGGGTGGCCGCTCTGGCCGAGGCCTGCGACCGGGATAGCCAGAACAAGGTGGCGCGGCGGATGGAGCGCAGTGCGTCGCTGGTCTCGAGCATCCTGCGCAACCGCTATCAGGCGGATACGAGCCTCGTTGAGGATCTCGTGCGCGGGCATTTCATGAAGGCGACCGTTGCCTGCCCCGTCCAGGGCGAAATCGGGCTACAGGTCTGCCGCAAATGGCGCGGCAAGGCGCGTCATTTCGAGAACGTCAACTCGCAGACCGTCACTATGTACCGCGCCTGCAACCGGTGCCCGGTCCACATGGGGGACGACGATGCAGAAGCATAGCCTCCTTCTTCCGGCGATGCTGGACATGGCGCGGCGTGGCAAGCGCCCCTGCGAGATCGCCGAGTTGACCGGCATGTCCCCCAATGCCGTCTCGTGTCGACTGAGCTACTGGCGCAAGCGCGGCGTGAACGTGGCACCCGCCCGTTCCGGCCCCCTGCCCGCACGCCGCAAGATTTGCGCCACGGGCGTGGCCGAGGATTTGCGCGACCTGCTCAAGGTGCACGCCGATCTGCGCGGCGTGACCGTGGGCGTGCTGGCGCGCGACATCCTCGACCGCGCCGCACGCGACAATCTGATCGACGCCGTTCTCGACGACAAGGAGACCGACGCATGAACGCCCCCGAACTCAACCGCTGGAGCCCCGACGAGATGCTGCGCCTTGCAGCCTCGGGAGTGGCCAAGGTGGACCTGCTTGGCCCGCGCGGCAGTACGCTCTGCTCGATGGACGAGATCGCCGCCATGGCCGCCGTCTGCGCGCTCCACGGCGTGGGTCCAAGCCTCCTTTCAACACCCCCTTCAACAGGAGAGTAAAATGTCTGAATTCACCCCCCGCCCGGTGCCGTCGGGCATCATCGAGGAGAACGGCCGCCGCAAGATGGTCGACGCCAAGGGCCGCGAGGTGCCGCTCGATCTCGTGCGCGCGCAAGACCAGCTGATGGATGAGCAGGTGCGCAAGATCGCCGGATATGCGCTGGCGCTGAGTGACCAGCTCAAGCGCTTCAAGGAGCACACCTTCGACGACATCTCGGACTTCGAGGCGATCCTCGCGCAAGAGTACGATACGACCGTGGGCGGGGCCAAAGGCAACAAGACGCTGTCCACCTATGACGGGCTCTATCAGGTGCAGGTGCAGGTACAGGACCGCGTTGACTTCGGCCCCGAGTTGCAGATCGCCAAGGGCCTGATCGACGAATGCCTCAATGAGTGGGCCGCCGACAGCCGCCCGGAAATTCAGGCCATCGTGACGCGCGCCTTCAACACCGACAAGGAAGGCCAGATCAACCGCGCCGAGATCTTCATGCTGCTGCGCCTCGACATCGCCGATGCCCGCTGGAACCGGGCGATGGACGCCATCCGCGACGCCATGCGCGTGGTTGGCAAGGCCACCTATGTGCGCGTGAAGCACCGCCCCAACACCGAAGCGCCATGGCAGACCGTGGTTCTCGATCTGGCGAAGGTGTGAGGGTATGAGCGCCGTTCTAATCATTGTGGCTGGGGTCGTCTTTCATCTGCTGGCGCTGATGGTCGCCGCATTGTGCGGCCAGCAGCTTGACAAGGGCGAGTTAGATAAGGCGAAGGCGACCTCCATTGCCGCGCCATTTTTCAGCCTGCTGGGCACGGCACTCGTCGTCTTGGCTCTTCAGTCGAGGTTCTGAGAGATGGACGACACCGTCAACAAGCTGCTTGCGGCAGCGGAACAAACCTCCAGCGCGTCCTTCGATTTGATCGAGGCCGCGCGCGAGGGCAAGATTTGCCCGGTCGGGAATATCAGGGGCGGCGACACCCTCGCGATTTTGGCCGACGCGATGCGGCTCCTGATCGAGGTGATGCCCGGCGAGGATGAAGACCGCGACCAGTTGCTCGGCGCGGTCACCCGTTACTTGGAGAGTTCGCTATGAGCCGTCCGAGCTATGAGCCTTTTACCGAGGAATGCCGCAACCCGGGCAGGGACGACAATTGGACCTGCCCGGGTTGCTATCACGATTTGGGAGACGTCAGCTGGGGCACCCATACCTGCCCTGAGTGCGAGCGCCGGATCGTGTGTTCAATCGAGGTGGAACCGGTCTGCGTCGCGACGTTGGCCAGCACAATAGAGGAATGAGCAATGACTTCTCAGGATGATAACTATCGGGTGACTGCAGAAGAGCTGCGCCAGTTCATCGAACGGTGGGAGCAGCTTGAATCTGAGAAGAAGGACCTCACGGAGCATCAAAAGGAGCTGATGGCAGAGGCCAAAGGGCGCGGTTACGACACCGCCGTGATGCGCAAGATCATCGCCCTGCGCAAGCGTGACATCAACGACGTCGCCGAGGAACAGGCGGTTCTCGAGATGTACGCGCAAGCGCTCGGGATGACACTGGCATGAACCGCGCGCTGCAACAGCTGATCTTCGTGGCCTGCCGCCAGTTGGGCCTCGACGACGAAGCCCGCCGCGACTTGCAGGTCAGCGTCACCGGCAAGGCGTCTTTGCGCGACATGAACGACGGCGAGTTGAAGCTGATCGTCAACCGGCTGAAGCAGGCCGGGTTCGAGGATCGTCCCCGCAACCCGCGCCACAAGCCCGCACCGCGTGCCGATCTGCGCATGATCCACGTCCTCTGGCGCAAGCTCGGACAGTCCGGCGCGCTGCGCGACCCCTCCCGCGCCGGGCTCAACAAGTTCATCCGGGCGCGGTTCGGGAGCGTCTGGGGATCGGTCCCGGCTGATGTCGACATGCTGCGCGCGTGGGAACAGATCGACGCCGTCATTCAGGCCCTCAAAACGTGGGGCCAGCGGCAGAACATCGACTTCGATTGGGAGGACCACCGCCGGTGAAAAAGCCACGCCACCCCGCCTCTGTCCATGCCGTGATCCGCTATCTCGAGCGGGTCAAAGGCGTGGATATCGACGCGCTCCGCCGCGAGATCGGGCGCGTTGTGGAGGAGGGCCTCGAGGCCGGTGCCTGCGGCGTGATCAGTGGCGGGTTCGTCTACAGGATCGAGGGCGGTTGCGTTGTGACCGTCACACGGCAGAACACGCCGCCTCCGGGGCGGCGGCGCAGGAAGGTGCCCCATGGAGAATGAACCTCTCTGGGTCGACGAGATGCGCGCCGATCTGGGCGATGCCCCGGTCGAGCGTTTCTTGCTCCGTGCAGGCGGCATGCGCCTCTATGTGCCCGGGACGCCAAAGACCAAAAGCCAGCTGACGGCGCTCGGAGGGCCGGATATTGCCAGATGGATTTCCGACCGCTACGCTGGTGACTACGTGGACGTGCCCTCCATCCGGGCGCAGACCCGAGACGGTCTGAGACAGGCCCTGCGCGACGCCCCGGACACGCCGGTCAATGAACTGGCCAACCGTTTCGGCGTGACCGCCCGCCGTGTTTTGCAGGTCAAGGCGGAGTTGGCACAGGAGGAAGAGCCCCCTCTTCTGGCCGTCATGCGAAGGGCTTCATCTGAATAAGCAGCGGCACCCCCTTTATCCTGACGGGAAAGGGGGCACCCATGCAAACAGTCCGAACCATTGCCGAAGAGATTGTCGCCCGTGAGGGCGGCTATGTGAATGACCCCGCCGACCCCGGCGGGGCGACCAATTTTGGCGTCACGATCCACACCATGCGCAGCCTCGGCCTTGATCTCGACCGGGACGGCGACGTGGACGTGGCCGATGTGCGCCTCATGACCCACGCCCGCGCCGTCGATATCTTCATCGAGCATTACTTCGTGCGGCCGCGCATCGCGGACCTTCCCGAAGTGCTGCACGCAAGCGTCTTCGACATGCAGGTCAATGCCGGGTCCAACGCCGTGAAAATCCTGCAGCGCCTTGCAACGGAGATGGGCTTTGCGGCGACGGCGGATGGCGCAATCGGTCCGGCCACCCTGCGCGCGGTGCGCGCCGCTCATGACGCGGCCCCAGATCACATCGCAGACGCCTACGCTGTCGCGCGGCGCAATTACTATTTCCGCCTCGCCGATGCGCGGCCCGCAAGCCGCAAGTTCGCGCGCTCCCGCGCTGGCGGCAAAGGCGGCTGGATCAGGCGCGCCGAGGAATTCATGTCGGCGCGCTACCGGATGACGGACGCGCAATTCAAGCAAAGGACAGCATCATGGGGTTAATCCGATTTCTGGGCGCGCTGTTTGGCGGCGGCCGCAATGTCATCGCCGAGACGGCAGAAGTTTTTAGGCCCAATGCCGAAAAGGCGGACGCAAGGGAGGCGTCGTTTCAGCAGGCGGCGCTGAGCCAGATGGCGGCCGAGTTCACCGGCGGACAAGGCGCGTGGGGCCAGTTTGTAGACGGTCTGAACCGCCTGCCGCGCCCGGCCATGGCCTTTGGCTGCATTTTTCTCTTCTGGTCTGCCATGTCGGACCCGATCTGGTTTGCGGAGCGGATGACCGGCCTCGCCCTTGTGCCCGAACCGCTCTGGGCGCTGATGGGGGCCATTGTTGCCTTCTACTTCGGCGCGCGCGAGCTTCACAAGTTCCGGGGTGTCTCGATGCAGAAGGAAGCCGCCAGGATCATCACGCAGGCACCTAAGGTGGCGAGCAACATCGCCCAATTGCGGGCGCTGCGTCACGATAGTCCTGGAGCAGCCGATACCGGTCCAGATGCTGAAGTCGCGTTGGCTTCAATCGAAGTGACGGACAATCCGGCAATTGATGACTGGAAGCGCGCGGCATGATGGATTGGGATATCTTCTGGAAGGCGACCGGCGTCATTTTCCCGATGCTGGTAGCTTTCTACACCTTCGTCGCCACGCGCCGCAAAGATCTCGACAAGGACCTGAAGGACGGGCGCGACCGCATGGACAGGCACGAAAGCCGGATCTCGCGGATTGAGCAGACGATCTCCAGCATGCCGGGCCGGGATGACATGCACGCGCTGCAGCTCGAACTGGTCAAGCAGACCGGAGCAATGGAGAAAATGGCAGCCGTGATGGAAGGCAACGCAAAAATCACTGAGCGGCTGGAGATCATCGTCACACGCCACGAACAACACCTGCTCGATGGAGGCAAGAAGTGAGCGATTATCAGACAACCCTCCGCAAGCACCGCCGTCTGGCGATCCTGCGGCATCTCGAGCAGGTCTCGGGCTACACCGCCAACGCCTCGATCCTGCGCGACGTCCTGAACGGCGTGGGTGTCGGTTCCACCTTCGACCAGGTCACGACTGAGCTGGCCTGGCTGCAGGAAGTCGGCATGGTGACGATGATCGATCACGGCGACTTTGTCATTGCCGAGGCGACCCGGCGCGGCATCGAGGTTGCGCGCGGTGAGGCGCCGCATCCGGACGTTCAGCGCCCAAGCGCGCGGAGGCTCTGACATGCCCCCGCCTCGCAAGGTCGAACTCTTGCCGCCGGAGCTACGCGCGCGGCTCCACGGCTGGTGGAAGGAAAAGGGCTTTCACGGCTACGAGGAGCTGACGGATGAGCTCAATTTCTGGCTGGAGGAAGAAGGCCTCGAGCTGCGCATCGGCAAGAGCGCCCTGCATGCCTACGGGCAGGAGTACGAGCAGTTCGTCAAGCTCCAGGACGAAGCCGGAGCCTGGGCACAACAATGGCTGGCCGACAATGACCTATCGGAAGAGGCCGACCGCCACCGCGTCCTCTTCCAGATGATGACCAGCGTCGCCTTCAAGGTGCTCAAATCGCAGATGGGCAAGGAGGGCGAGGACATCGACCCGCGCGAGCTGCATTTCCTCGGCAAGATGATGAAGGACATCATGTCGAGCGCCGGGATCCGCGAGCAGCTCTTGGTCAAGGAACGCGCCCGCATCGCCGCCGAGGAGCGGGCGAACGCCGTCGAGGCGCTGGACAGCGCCCGCGATGAGCTGGGGCTCTCGAGCGACGTCATCGGCAAGCTGCGCCGGGAGTTTCTGGGGGTGCGCGGTGGATGAATTGATACCGACAGCACTGGATGACCTCGCGGGAATACCGAACAAGGATCTGTCGACCGGTGGGAAAGTGATGGTGGGTGACCACAACTGGCGTCGCGCCCCATTGTCCCACCGCGTGCGAATATTTCTGTTCGGGCGCAGGGAGCGCATCACGCATCTGGGCGTGCACTGCACCATCGCGTGGTGGCGGGAGCAGCCCTATCTGATCTGGATTGCCGAGGCGCGTCCATGATCCGCGCCATTGAATTCCCCAACCCGGCTGAGTTCCGCCGCCAAAAACTGCCGGGCAGTTTCCACATCGATCTGACCCAAGGCGGCCCGGACGGCGCGGCCCTCTGGTTTTACTGCCCCTGCGGCTGCGACGGTCCGTCCCGGATCATTATCGGCCTGCGCGGCAAGCCCGCGTCTACCCCGAGCTGGGATTGGAACGGGTCCATGTCCGAGCCGACGCTCACGCCGTCGGTCAATCAACTGCGTTGCGGCTGGCACGGCTGGCTGCGCGACGGCTACTGGGAGGTTGCATAATGTCTGAACTGGTTTTCATCTGGGCTGTTTATCTGCTGGCGCAATTCGCCGACGTGGCGTCCACGCGCGCCGCCCTGCGCGGCGGGCTGGTCGAGGCCAACCCGCTCATGGCCCGCCTCATGGGCCTGACGGGCAATTGGTGGGCCGTCAAGCTCGGCGTGGCACTCGCTGCTGGCATTCTGCTGACGTGGCTGGGTCAAGAGCGCTGGATCATGCTGCTCGCCGCGATCACCGGCGGCGTGGCCGTGAACAACTGGCGGCTGGTCCGCAAGCATCGGGAGCGGCGCTGATGGCCACACCCGCCCAAATCGCCAACGACATGGCCGCGCATGCCAAATACTGGGCCGGGCGTGATTGTAACATAGAGCGCGTTTGCCGCGACGCGGCGTGGGTGATCCGTTCGATGCTGGAGGGACCAAAGGTAGACGGCCGCACGTACGGCGGCGTTCATCGGCGGCTCTTGAGATTGGAAATGGGTCCGGGCTGGAGGGTCAAAGGCTATCCGGACCTTGTCCGTGCAAGGCTTTGTATAGAACGCCTGCGCCGGGAGGCGCGTTGTTGATGGCCTATCGATGGAAAAGACCGGACGGCAAAACCGGCAGCTGGGTTTCGACGGAGGATGCCGCAATTCAGGACGCGGTGCAGAAGAAAAGCTCAGGTCCGGGCCTCAAGGTTACGTTCGACCTTACCATTGCTCGGCTGCTCTTCAAATCGCTCGCCCGCAACGGTTGGAGTATAGAGGAGGGTAACCCGTGACAGCCCCCGTCCTCACCCGCGACCCGGACGCGCTCCCCGAGGAGTTGCCGCGCGGCTCGGAAATCCCCGAGAGCCTCGATCCGCTGGCCGACGGCATCCTGATGGCGCATCAACGCTCCTGGTTGGCCGACGAGAGCGACCTCAAGGTTTGCGAGAAGGGCCGCCGCACCGGCATCACCTTTGCCGAGATGCTGGGCTGTGCGCTCATTGCCGCCGCCGCGCGCGGCGCGGGCGGGCAGAACTGCTTTTACATCGGCGACACCAAGGACAAGGGCCGCGAGGCCATTGGCTATGTGGCGCATTTCGCGCGGGTGATTGCCGGGGCGGCCCACCCCATCGAGGAGTTTCTCTTCGAGGATCAACAGCCCGATGGCACCACCAAGTTCATCAACGCCTACCGGGTGCGCTTTGCCTCCGGGTTCCGGGTTGAGGCGCTGAGTTCCAACCCGGCCAACATCCGGGGTCTTCAGGGCACCGTGGTGATCGACGAGGCGGCCTTCCACAAGGATGTGCGCGAGGTGATCGACGCCGTCAACGCGATGCTGATCTGGGGCGGCAAGGTCCGGATCATCTCGACCCACAACGGCTATCTTAACGCCTTCAACGAACTGATCCGCGAAGCGCGCTCCGGCAAGAACGGCTTCAAGGTGCATCGCTACACCTTCGGCGATGCCGTCACCAACGGGCTTTATAAGCGCGTCTGCATGATGCAGGGCAAGGTCTGGGGTGCCGCGGCCGAAGCGGACTGGGAGAGCACCATCCGCCGCTCCTACGGCGCGCGCGAGGCCGCCATGCGTCAGGAGCTCGATGCGGAGCCCGCCGAGATGCAGGGCGCGGCCCTCACCCGCGTGCAGATCGAGGCTTGCATGGCGCAGGGCATCCCGTTCCATCGCTGGACGCAGCCCGACAGCTTCAAAAACGCCGATGAGGCCGTGCGCAAGGCCGCCGCTTTAACATGGTGTAGAACCCACCTTGAACCGGTGCTTGAAACCCTCGATCGCACCCGGCCGCATTTCATGGGCGAGGACTTTGCGCGCTCGGGCGACGCGACCGACATCATCATCCTCGAACAGGGCGTCGATCTCACCCGGCGCACCAAGCTCATCGTCGAGCTGCGCAATATCCCCTTTGACCAGCAGCGCGACGTGCTCTTCTGGCTGCTCGACCGCCTGCCCAACTTCCAAAAAGGGGCGATGGACCGCACCGGCAATGGCGCCTACCTCGCCGAGGTCGCAGCCCAACGCTATGGGTCGCGCATTGTCGAGGTGGCTTTCACGCGGCAATGGTACGAGCTCGAGATGCCTCCCTATATCGAGGCCTTCTCGGATCGCACCATCGTGCTGCCCGCCCATGAGGACGTGCTGCGCGATCACCAGGCGCTGCAATACACGGGCGGCATCATCCGCGTGCCGGAGAACTTTCGCTTCAAAGGCTCGGACGGTCTCGACCGCCACGGCGACAGCGCCATCGCGAGCGCGCTCGCCTGGTACGCCAGCAATCAGGACGTGGTGCCGATGGAATATCAATCGACCGGGCGGCGCGCCACGTCCGGTGCGGATGACTTCACAGGCACCATGGGTGGCCGACGCATGGGCTTTGCCCGGGGCGGCGGCGGTTTGGATTTCGGAGGGTTCGGAGATGGCTAGGAAGACCAGCACGATGCGACTGCGGTCAGTGCGGATGCGCAACCCGATGGAGCTTTCGGGCATCCAGAACGGTCGTGACATCACCCGGCCGTGGATCGGCCCGCTGCTCGAGCCGACCGATCCGATCCTGCGCACGCGCGGCGGCGGCAGCTTTGATATCTACAAACCGATCCTGACCGATCCGCAGGTCAAATCGGTGATGACGCAGCGCATCTCGGCCGTGACCAGCCGGGAATGGGAAGTGGTGCCGGGCGAGGACACGGTGGCAGGCAAACGCGCGGCCGACTGGCTGCGGGACGAGCTTTCGGCCATGAAGTTCGACCGCCTGACCGAGAAGATGCTCTGGGGGCTCTTCTATGGGTATTCCGTCGCCGAGCAGATGTATCGGCGCGACGGGCAAATCTGGGGCTGGGAGGAGATCCGCGTGCGCGACCGTGTCAGGTTTCGCTTTGACGAGGACTGCGGCTTGCGCCTGCTGACCATGTCGAACATGCTTATGGGCGAGGAGATGCCGCCCGAGAAGTTCTGGGTCTTCTCGACCGGGGCGGATCACGACGACGAGCCCTATGGCCTCGGCCTCGCGCATTGGCTCTATTGGCCGGTCTGGTTCAAACGCAACGGCCTCAAGCTCTGGCTGATCGCCCTCGACAAGTTCGGCATGCCGACCGGACGGGGCAAGTATCCGGCGCAAGCCACAGAAGAGGAGAAGAAGACGCTGCTCGAGGCCGTAATGGCAATCCGCTCCGAGGCGGGGATCATCATTCCCGAAGGCATGGATATCGATCTGCTGTCGGCACCGTCAGGGTCCAGTTCACTCGATTACCAGAAGCTGCACGACGCGATGGACGCCGCCATCTCGAAGATCGTTCTGTCGCAAACCATGACGACGGACGACGGCTCCAGCCGCTCTCAGGCCGAGGTGCATGACGGCGTCGGTGATGCCGTTAAGAAGTCCGATGCGGATCTGGTCTGTCAATCCTTCAACGAGGGACCGGTGGCGCAGCTCTCCGCGTTCAACTTCCCGGGCGTTGTGCCCCCAAAGGTGTGGCGCAAGATGGAGGACCCGGAAGACACCACCGCCGCCGTGGACCGCGACGAGAAGCTGCATCGCATGGGCTGGCGCATGTCCGAGGACCGCGTACAGGAGACCTATGGCGATGGGTATGAGCGTGCCGCACCTCCGGACACCCCCCCGCCGGGTGAGGAGGCCGCACCGGAGGCCGGTTTCGCCGAGCATCGCCACGATAGCGCACTCGATGCGCTTGCGGCCGAGATTATCGCCGAGGGACATGCCGAGGCGGCCGTCGAGCCGCTATTCGCAGATATCGCGTCCCTTCTGGGCAGCATCGCACCGGGCACCACGCTTGAGGCGCTGCGCGCCCGTATCGACGCCTTGGCGGCCGCACCGAGCGACGGACAAGCGATGACTGACCTCTTGACTGAGGCCAGTTTCGCCGCGCGTCTGGCGGGTGAGCTGGGGGCCGTGGTGGATGACAGCGAGGCGGCGGACGGGTCGGACACCCTGCCCGGCTCCGTGGCCCCATGATCGACCTGCAGCGCCTGCGCCCCGAGGATGCGCTGTCCTTCTTTCGCTCCAAGGGCCTCGCCCCGCCCGATGCGCGGTTCGATTTCCGCGACGTCTGGCGCAATGAGCACGCGAGCAATTTCGTTGTCGCCAAGGCGATGCGGACTGACGTGCTCGAGACGATCCGGGGCGCGCTCGACCGTGCGCTGGCCAACGGCGGCACGCTGGGCAGCTTCATGGATGACCTCGAGCCCGAGTTGAAACGGCTCGGCTGGTGGGGCAGCGGCACGGAGCGCGACCCCCTGACCGGCGAGTTGAAGAACGTCCGGCTTGACTCGCCGCGCCGCCTGCGGGTGATCTTCGACGCCAATATGCGCGCGGCCCATGCTGCGGGCAAATGGGCGCGCATTCAGCGCACCAAGGCGGCCTTCCCCTTCCTGCGCTACGTCCAGATCCAGCGCGACACCAAGCGCGAGGACCACGCGCGCTATCACGACCTGATCCTGCCCGTCGATCACCCGGCATGGCTTCGCATCTTTCCCCCCAACGGCTGGCGGTGCGGCTGCACCGTTCAGCAACTCTCGCAGGGCATGCTAGAGCGGCGCGGCCTCAAGGTGACAGAGGATTTCGAGCTGGAGGAGCGCGGGGTGCTGAACCGTCGCACCGGTGAGATCGAACCCACGGCACTCGGGGTCGATCCCGCGTGGGATGGCAACCCGGGTCAGGCGTGGCTTGACCTCGGGGCGCGCCACGCAGGCGTATCGGCCGGGCTTTCCGCCCCGGCGGCGGCGACCGAGCTTGGCTTTGTCATGCGCGCCCGGCTCATGGGCCTGGGCGATGGGCGGGAGCATCTTGGCGCATTCGATCTGAGGACCGGCGAGGAAATCGACTGGAGCGTGGGCAAGCCGAAGCGCGTCAAACTGACCCCCTCCATAATCCAGCGGCTGGAGAGCGGCACGGCCGTCGGCCTCGTGCACAATCACCCCAGTTCCGCGCCGCTCAGCCCGGATGACATGGCGGTTATGTTCCAGCGCCAAGTTCGATCAATCATCGCCGTTGGTCACGACGGCTCACTCTACCGGGCACAGATGCTGAGACTTAGCCGTGGCGACATGCGCGAGCTTTCGGAGGTGGCGGCAGAACTCATTGACGAGTTGGCCCCGGCCTTGACCAATACAGAGCGCGACCATGCGGTGCGCCTCGCGGTCCTCGACGTCTTGCAGTCTCAGGGCCTGATCTTATATCAAGAGAGCCTTGGCGCGCAGTCGCGAGCAATCCGGCAGCGCATAGAAGAGTCCGCCCGGGGTGTTGCCGCTGCCATTGTCAGGGCCATGAACGGAGATCCGTGATGCGAACGTTGCTGGTTGAGCCGCCCGACGAATGGAGCCGCGAGGCTTATGAGGCCGCATTGCGCGAAGCGGAAGCATTGCCTGACGACGATCCGGACAAGGAAGAGCTGGTCGCGGTCCGCCGCGAAGATCTGTTTGGGTATTTCGACCGCCCTAAGAGGACGCCCGAAGAGCGCCGTGCGATCCTGCGCGCATTCCTTGTCGATCCGGCCTCCTGAGGCGATTTCGGGCAAATTGGCCTTGCGAGCGCACCTGCAACCGAGGCCGCGCCACGGAATACCCCGTCAGAGCGCCATTAAATACCCATTGAATACCCCCCTCGGCCCTGCGGGCCACCTTCCCCCGCCGTCAGGGGGGAGGCCATTCTGGGGGCCTCTCAGGGCCTCTTGGCATTCCGGCCTTGCCGGATGCCCGGTTGGGCGGATAGTGTGGCCACAAGGGGACCCTGCCAAAACCTCGCCTCCCCTGAAGCCCTTCATCTGATATGGCACCCGCGCCCGGCCTAGTGTCGGTCGCATGACAAAACCGCTTCACATCTTCCGCGCTGGCCGCCACACCGCCCAATCCGGGCAGAGCTTCGAATTTTCCGAGGCTGAGGTTGAGGGCATCGCCGCTGCCTATGATCCCGCCCTCCACGAGGCCCCCATTGTCGTGGGCCATCCCCGCACCGATGCCCCGGCCTATGGCTGGGTGAAATCCCTGCGCGCCGAAGGGGCCGAGCTTTTCGCCGAGCCTGACCAGGTCGAGCCTGCCTTCGCCGAGATGGTGCGCGCCGGACGCTTCAAGCGGATCAGCGCCTCTTTCTATCCCCCCAAGGCCGCCGCTAACCCGACCCCCGGCATCTATTACCTCAAGCATGTGGGCTTTCTGGGTGCTCAGCCCCCCGCCGTGAAAGGCCTCAAGGCGGCCGAGTTCTCTGAGGACGCCGAGGCCGTGACCCTTGAGATCGCCTTCTCGGAAGAAGACGCGCCTGTCGCCAGTTTCGGCGATGCCCTGAAAGGCGCGATCTCCGCCGTCCTGTCCTGGGCACGCACGCCCGCAGGCCAGGAGGCACTCCGCGACGCCGCAGGCGCGCCCGAGACCGAGCCCGCCCCATTCGCCGAAACCCAAGAAGGAGACCCCGATATGTCCGGCACGGACAAGCCAACCCCCGAAGACCGCCAAGCCGCGCTCGATGCGCGCGAGGCCGAGATTGCCGCCAAGGAGGCGGCCTTCGCCGAAGGTACGCGCGCCGCACGCCGCGCCGAAGACGCGGCCCTCCTCGACGCCCTTGCCAAGGACGGGCGCATCGCCCCCGGCCTCAAGGATGAGATGGCCGCGTTCATGGAAAACCTCGACGCGACGGACGAGGTGTCTTTTGCCGAAGGCAAGACCGCCAGCCAGCGCGACTGGTTCCGCGACCTGCTCTCAAAACGGGCCAAGCCGCTGATCGATTTCAGCGAGCGGGCGGGTGGTGACGCCCTGCCACAGGTCAAGGGAGCGGACGACATCACCGCAGCGGCCAAGCGGCTGATCAAGGACGCCGAGGCCGAAGGCCGAACGCTGAGCTTTGCGGAGGCGGCCCGGCAGATCGAAGAAACCATGGAGAGCGACGATGCCTAATCCCGGTATGTTCATCAAATCCTACACCGCCGAGGCGGCGGTGCCCGGCCGCCGGATCGTCAAATTCGGCGCGGGCGGCGGCATCCTTGTGGCCGCCTCCGCGACCAATCTCGCGATTGGCATCTCGGACCAACTGGATGCGGCCATTGGCCAGACAGCGGACGTGATCATGTCCGGCTCCGGAGAGCTCAAGCTCGCGGGCACAGTCGCCGCAGGTGCGCCCGTCGCCTCGAACGCCTCGGGCCTCGGTGTGGCCGCAGTGGCCGGAGCCGGAAACATCGCCATCGGCTACGCGCTGCAGGCGGGCGTCGCTGGCGACATCATCGACGTGGCCATCGCCCGTCACTCTGTCACCTGATCTTTAGGAGCGCTGATCCATGAGCACCCCCACCCCCTTTGTCGTCGATCCGGTCCTGACCGCCATCGCCGTCAATTTCCGCAACCCCGACATCTCGTTCATTGCCGACGAGGTCATGCCGCGCGTGCCGGTCATGGCTACGGATTTCAAATGGACCTATTTCCCGCCTGAGCAGATGTTCACGGTGCCCGACACGGAAGTCGGCCGCAAAGGTCTGGTCCAACAGGTTGAGTTCACCGGCGAAGAGCGCACCTCTTCGGTCAAGGACTACGGTCTCGACGACGTGGTGCCGCAGCGCGACATCGATGCCGCCCGCGCCCTGCGCGCCGCTGGCAATTCGGCTTTCGATCCCGAGGCGCGCGCCGTCGAGGGTCTGGCCCATCTGATCCAGCTCGACCGCGAAAAGCGCGTGGCCGCCATGGTGCAGGACGCGGCCAACTATGACGCGGACAAAAAAGTGGTGCTCTCGGGCGCGGGCCAGTTCAGCGATCCCACGTCCGATCCCATCGGCGTGATCTCTGCCGCCCTTGATGCCACCTTCATCATGCGCCCCAACGTGGCCGCGATGGGGCGTAAGGCCTGGACGGCGCTCTCGACCCATCCCGATATCCTGAAGGCCATCAACCGGACCTCGGGCGACAAGGGCCGCGCCGGCCGCGAGGCGGTGGCGGAGCTTTTCGAACTCTCTCAGATCCTCGTGGGCGACAGCTATATCAACTCGGCCCGCAAGGGTCAGACGGCTGCCTTCGAGAAGGTCTGGGGCGGCAATATCGCCCTGATCCATCGCAACACTCAGGCCGGTCCGGACGGCACCGCCCCCGCATGGGGCTGGACGGCGCAGTTCGACGGGCGCGTCTCGGGGCGCTTCTTTGACCCCAAGGTCGGCCTCAAAGGTTCCACCACGCTCCGCGTAGGCGAGCAGGTCCGCGAAGTCATCGCGGCTCCGGCCACCGGCTATCTGATCGAGGATGCGGCATGAGCTATCTCATCAAACGCACCGTGATCGCAGCCAAGCGGCTGGAGGCGGGAACGACCGTCCCCGCGCAAAAAATCGGCGGGGAGGCGCAGATTGCGCGCCTTCTCGCCCTGGGCGCAATCGAAGAGGCCGGGGACGCGGCAGACACCGCGCCGCCGCTTGTCCTCGACGACGCGCTGCGCGTGGCCTTGACCAATGCCATCAACGCCCTGCCCGGCGACGCCTTCGACAAGAGCGGCAAGCCCAAGGTCAAGGCACTGCAGGACGCGCTTCCCGGTTTGGCCGACCAGATCACCGCCGCCGCGCGGGATTCGGTCTGGGCCGGGATGCAGGCCGCCGCCAACGCGGCATCCTGAAATTCCAGAGCGAAAGGATCAATCGCGAACCTCACGGGCACATAGGGCGACAACCAGACCCCTCCGGAGGCGATCCGAGTAGGCGCGGCCCACGCGAGTTGGAGCCTGCAACGTCTGAGGAATGGACGTGACAGCCGGGAGAGACCGGCACCAAACACCCAACCCGGAGGCGCGCCATGGCCGAGACGATCAAGAGCACCGACGACACCCGGGTCGAAAACAGCCCCGTGCGGCACAGCTACCGCAAACTGGGCGACATCGAGAAGGCCCGGGTCGAGGCGATCAAGGATATCGGCCAAAGGTTTCTCGACGAGATCGCCGCCGATCAGGGCCGCGAGTTTTCCCTCGCGCGCACCAAGATCGAAGAGGCCGTCATGTGGGCCGTCAAAGGGGTGGCCCGCTGATGGCCTACCTGACTGTGCAAGACATGATCGACCGCTACGGCGAAGGCTTCCTCGCCGAAGTGACGGCGCGTGACACAATCCCCGGCGTGATCGGTATGACCGCGCTGCAGGTGGCCGTGGACGACGCCGTGTCTGTCGCCGAGAGCTATGTCGCAGGGCTTTACAATGCAGACAATCCGCCCCGTGTCCTGACGATGCATACTGCGGCAATTGCCTGGTACCGGCTGCTCGGTGCGCGGGCCGCCGCCTTTGACGGGGCCGAAGAGGGCTATGAGGCCGCGATCAGCTTTCTGCGCGAAGTGCGCAAGGGCGAGGCCTCGCTCGGAGACGAGACGCCCGAGGACACAGGCCGGGGCAATCCCCAGCTACCCCAGATCAGCGCGCCGGAGGGCACCTTCACCCGCGACAGCCTGAAGGGGTTCTGAGATGGTCACCCTCACAGTCAGCCTCGACAGTCTCGACTTTGACAGCGCCATTGCCAATGGCCTGCGCCAGTTGTCCGACCTCACCCCTTTGATGCGCCGCATCGGCACCGTTCTGGAAACCTCCGTCTCGGAGCGGTTCGAGAAGGGCGAAGGCCCGGGCGGCATCGCGTGGCCCGTCTCGCACCGCGCGCGCGAGTTCGGCGGCAAGACGCTGGTCGACAGTACACGCCTGCGGGACAGCATCGTGACAGAGGCTGACAGCCAGTCCGCGCGCATCGGCACCAACGTGCCCTACGCCGCCACCCATCAGTTTGGCGCGTTCATCGAGCCGAAGGCCGCGGGCGGTGACGCCACGGCCAAACTCGCCTTCACCCTGCCCAATGGCCAATTCATCATGGTCGACCAGGTCGAAATTCCAGCCCGGCCCTTTCTGGGCTTTGACGACAAGGACGAGACCGACATCGTGGACACGGTCGAGACCTATCTCCGCGAGGTATTCGCATGAACATCTCCGATGTCATGGCCCGCCTCGCGGCTGAGGTGCCCGAACTTGGCGGTCGTATCGACGGCGGGCGCGCCTTTGTCGATCTGATCCGCTCGAAGAAACTGCCGGCGCAATCGGTCGCGGCCTATGTCTTTCCCTCCGGCATTCAGGGGGGCCGCCCGGATGCTGCGTCGGGTGTGTTCAGCCAGATGCTGACCCACCGCACGAGCGTGGTGATCTTCGCCCAAAGTTTTGATCGCACCGGGGCCGCCTCCCTCGACAAGATCGACCAGTTCCTGATGCGCGTGGTGCGCGCCTTGGCGGGATGGGCACCGGGCGACGAGGTCGGTGTCTTCCGGTTCGAGCGCGGCCAACTCATGTCCAGCGGTGCCGGTGTGCTCGCCTACCAGCTTGATTTCTCCATCGATGACCAACTGAGGATCCTCTCATGACCAATCTTCCGACCTCCGGCGGGGCGTACACCCGCGATGACAAGGGCGCGCTGAAGCGCGCGGATGCGTCGCCCTCAAAGCCCGCCCCCACCCCGAAACCCGAGAAGAAGGACGCTGACAAATGAGCCTGCTCTGGAGACGCAAGGTCCTGCTGGCCAAGCAGGAAACCACCTATGGCACCGATGCCGCCCCGACCGGCACTGATGCAATCCTCGCCACGGATGTGCGCCTGTCGCCGATGCAGGGTCAGGATCTGGACCGCAATCTCGATACGCCGCACGGCGGCCCCACCGGCACGATCCCCGTCGATCTGCACCGCACGATCTCGTTCAAGGTCGAACTGGCAGGCTCCGGTACCGTCGGCACCGCGCCCCGCTGGGGCCGTCTCCTGCGCGCCTGCGGCTGTGCCGAGACCGTGACGGCGGCCACCTCCGTGGTCTACAACCGGGTCTATTCAAACCTCGAGAGCATCACACTCCACCTCAATATCGGCGGCACGCTCTATGCCATGGTGGGCGTGCGCGGCACCGCCGCCTTTGACGTCTCGGCCTCGGGCATTCCCTATATCGAGTTCGAGTTCACGGCCCTCTATGTGGCCCCGGCCGACGTGGTCCAGCCAACCCCGGACTTTATCGGCATTCCCGACCCGCTGGCCGCGTCGGATGCCAACACGCCGGTCTTCACGATTGATAGCACCTCGCTCGTGATGCGCAATTTCAAGCTCACCCTCGCCAACCGCATCGAGGCGCAGTTTCTGATCGGCGAGGAGGAAGTGATCCTCGACGGGCATGAGAACACCATCGAGGCGCGGGTGCGCGCCGTGACGCTCTCCACCTTCAACCCGTTCACCATGGCGGCCACCCAAGAGAAGGTCGCCGTCGAGATCGAGCACGGCAAGACGGCGGGCAACATCGTCAATATCGCGGCCCCGAATGCCCAGATGCAGCGTCCCGAGGGGCTGGAGGACGGGCAAGGCCGCAAGGAATGGCCGCTGCGCCTCGTGCCACTGCCCACCGCCTCCACCGCCGCCGACCAGTGGGCGATGACGCTCACCTGAGGGGGTTCAACGCCCCCTTCAATGCCCCTTTGAAAGAGAGTTCACCCCCATGTTCAAGATCGACCAGACGCCGACCTTCACCCACCCTGTCGAGATCAAGGTGCCCGCCGATGGCGGCCATGATCTCCAGACGCTCAATGCCACCTTCCGCGTGCTGCCCGATGAAGAGATTGAGGCGCTCGACATGCGCACCACGCGCGGCGAGCGCGAGTTCCTGTCGGCGGCCATCGTCAGTCTCGACGACATCGAGGACGAGAAGGGCAACAAGCTGCCTTACAGCCACGGCCTGCGCGACCGGCTGATTGGACTGGCCTATGTCCGCGTCGCCCTGGTCAACGCCTATTACGCGGCGTTGGTGGGGAAACGGGTAAAAAACTGAAATGGGCCGGGCGGGCATGGGCGCGCGGCGACCTGATCGCAGATGACGCAGGCGGCGACCATGACGACGAGGCGGAATTCTGGGGGATCGACCCGGGTCACCTCCGCCGCGATCCGTCCGGCTCTGGTGTTTGGCCGCAGAATGTCCCGGCGGTGCGGGCCTTTCTCGCGGTCTGCAATCAATGGCGCACCGTCTCGGCCGGGCTGGCGGGTTTCCGCGTGGTGGGCCTTGACTACACGGCCGCGCGGGCGGGCCTGCGCATGAGCGGGGTCAAGGTCACGCCCGCGCTTTGGGCCGAGGTGCAGGTGATCGAAGGCGCGGCTGTGGCCGCGATGAGGGAGAACTGAGATGGCATTCCGTGTCCAGGGCGAGATCCTCATGGACGCCGATCAGGCGAAGGCGGAGTTGCAGGCCACCGGCACCGCCGCGAAATCGGCCTCCCAGGACATTCGCGGCGTCGGCACCCAAGGTGCAACCGCCGCACGCGGGGTCAAGCAGCTTGAGACGGCCGCCAGAACCTCCGCTACGGGCCTTAGGGCGGCAAGCTCGGCCGCCGAGGTCAATGCAGCGGCGACCCAGAAAATGGCCTCGGCCAATCGCCTCGCCGCAGGCTCGATGGGCAACCTCGTGGCGCAGGGCAATGACGTGTTTGTCATGCTCGCGGCGGGTCAGAACCCGCTCACGCTGGCCATTCAGCAGGGCACGCAAATCACTCAGGTGATCGGGCCGCTCGGGGCGGCGGGCGCGTTCCGGGCATTGGGCGGGGCGGTTCTCGCGATGCTGAGCCCGATCAATCTGATCACCATCGGCGCACTGGCGGCGACCGCTACCGTGGTCAATTGGTTCATGTCCTCCTCGGAAGAGGCCGAGAGTTTCGCGGACAGCGTCGAGGCGCTCGAGAACCGGATCGACAGCCTGAGGGACAAGATCGCCGAGGCCTCATCCACCCGGCTCGAACTGGCCGACCGCTTCGGCGAAGGCTTTGTGGACCGCGCCCAAGACCTGCTCGACCGGATCGTCGAGGCCGAGAAGCGTATCACCGCCCGTGAGACCGGCGAAAACATCGGAGATTTTCTGGGCGAAACCGGCGTGGACTTTGGGCGCATCAACCGCAACCGCAACCTCCTGCCGCAATCGGTCGACGGCGGGCTCGACGTGGCCGAGGGTCAAGCGCTCTCCACGCTCGCTTCTGAGTTCGACCTCAGCGGTCTCTTTGGGCGGATGCGTGCCGGGAGCCGTGAACTTGTTCAAGACGTTCTCAACGATTTCGCCGCCCTTCAGGAGGCCGCGCAAGGCACGGTCGAAGAACAAGCCGCCGCCGTCGACGCGCTGATCGAGAGCTACACCCGCGCCGCGCTGGCCTCGGGGGAGACGTCCGAGGCAGAGCAAGACCGCCTCCTGACGCTTGACAAAATGCGTCTGACCCTGGCCGAAGTTGCCAAGCTGCAAGGGGAAGACCCCGCCCGAAACCGCCAGACCGAAGAAATGCTGACCTTCCTCGATCTGGTGACCAAAAGCACCGGCGAGCAGCTGAAGGCCGAGGCGGCGGCGCAGGCCACGCTCTCGACCATGATCCAGCAGAATGGCGTGGCCGAGGCTATCGCGCGGGCAGGCGCGGACAGTGCCGAGGTGACGCGGTTGCGCGCGCAGTTCGCCCTCGATGCGGCGCTTGCGGAGGCCGACGCCTCTGGCGCGAGCGAAGAAACAAAAGAGGCCATGCGCGAGGCCGCACAACACACCTTTGAAATCGCGACGAGCGACATGTCCGGCAGCATCCGCGCGGCCGCCGACGAGGCCGCGCGGCTCTCGGCCGAGGTGCGCGGTGCCGTCGATGCCATGTTCGACCTGCAATCCCAAGGCCAGGTCGGGTTGGAGAACGCCCGTATCCGGGCGGAGTTTCGCGACGATCCGATTGGGCGCGCCGGAGCCTTGGCCGGTGCTAGGTTCGACCGCGAGACGGCGGTAATCCGGGGCGAGGCCAGCGGCGATACGGCAACAGTCGATGACCTAAATGCGCGCCGGGACGCCGTTGTCGAACTGGCCCGTGAGACATCCCGCCTCAACGAGCTAGCCCGGCCGACGCGGTCCGGCAGCGGCGCGCGTGGCGCATCGGCCAACGAGACCCTGCGCGAACAGCAGGCGCTCGACCGGCTGATCGAGAGCAAGCGGCGCGAGATCGAGGCGCTGCGCGAGAGCGACCCGGTGCAGCGCGAGATGATCCGCCTGCGCGACCGCCTGACCGCCGCGACGCCAAAGCAACGCGCGGAGATCGAGGCGCTCGTCGAGGCCCATGAGAACGAGCGCGTCGCCATGGAGCGCAAGGAGGAATTCAACAACGCCGTCGACGACGTGCTGCTCGAGGCCGAAAGCCTCCGGGACGTCTGGGAGGGGATCGGCGACATGGTCATCCGCGCGGCCAAGGAAGCGCTGATCCTCGGCACCGGCCCGCTCTCCGGTCTCTTTGGGGGCAGCGGTGGCGGTGGTGGCGGCCTTGGCGATCTCTTTGGTCTCCTCTCGGGCGGGTCGCTGATCAATATTGCGTCTGGCGGCTTGCCCGGCGAGATGGCGCCCGGCTTTGCCAGTGGCGGCGATCCTCTTGTCACCCGTCCCGGCCTCCTCTTGGGCGCGGGCACAGGCCGGGGGGACAGGATCCGCGCGATGGTAAGCGCCGGGGAATTCATCATGACGGCCGAGGCCACGGCCCGCAACCGCGCGGTGCTCGAGGCCATGAACGCAGGCGCGATCATTCCAGGCTTTGCCGGGGGCGGCCTGCCCCTGCCCGCGCAGGCTGCCGGTGCGACGCGAGCCCAGAGCGGTAGCGCGGGCCCGCGCATCGAGGTCGTGGCCCGCGTCGAGAACGGCAGCATCGTCCAGGACGTGCGCCGCATATCGGGGGAAGTGGCCGTGCAGGTGACGCGGGCCGGGATTGAGCAATTCACGCGCAGCGGCCTGCCGCAGGCGGTTGATCGTATCAACAAAGACCCCCGGAGGCGCGGTTGATGCCCTTGGCTTTTCCCCTCGTTCTGGCCGAGTTCCAAGACCGGCTGAAAATCTCGGTCTCGCAGCTCGTGATCAACACGCCCATGCAGATCGACCGCACGGCCAGCGGCATTCCTCTGCCTGCGCTGCTGGGTGCGCCGGTGTGGCGCGGGTCGCTTACCCTTCCCCCCATGAGCAATCGCAGCAATGCCGCGCGGATCGACGCGCTCTTGTCCGTGCTGGACACGCCGGGGGCGTCGTTTCTGGTCTACGATCCGGCAAAGACGCATCCGGCAGATGATCCGACCGGGGCGATCCTTGGCGCGGCCACGCCCACGGTCGCACAGCTTGATGCGGCAGATGCGCGGATGATCAAGCTGCAAGGCATGCCCGGTCTCTATTGGCTGCGCGGTGGCGATTTCATGGGCGTGCAGTATGGCTCCAGCCCCGTGCGATATGGCCTGCATCGGGTGGTGAGTGATATCCAGTCCGGCGCTCCGGGCACGACCGCATGGTTTCAAGTGACGCCGCCGCTCCAGCCGGGGATTGTCGTTGGCGATCCCGTGACGCTGATCAGGCCGGTAATCAAGGCGCGGCTCGAACCAAATCCGGCCTACGGCGCACATCGCGCGGGCAGAGCCGAGGGCGCACAGTTCTCCTTTGTGCAAAGCGTGGGGGTGTAGATGCGCGATTACGGCACCGCCACCGAAAATATGCTGGCCAGCCTTACGGGTGTCATATCCCGGCATCTGGTGTGGGTATCAGCGCGGCGCAAATCCACAGGGCTGATCGAGGCCGTGGGGTTCTGGAATGGGCTTGATGTTCGGCAATTCACCGTTGGCGAGACCGCGCGCAGCTATCAGGGCGCGGGCTCAATCCTTGGGCTTGATCCGATCCGGGGCGAAGTGGGCTTGAATGTACGAATGCACACAATCCGTTTTTCCGGCATTCCGGCTGCGGTGGTCAATCTGGTGAACCTCTATGACCTGCGCGGTGCGCCGGTCGAGGTGCACCGGGTGTTTTTCGATCCGGTCAAGGCGGTGCAGGTCGGCGTGCCCGTGCGGGTGATCAAAGGTTGGGTCGAAGAGATGCCCCTGCCGCGCGCCGCAGAGGGGCAATCGGCGGATGTCACCATGACGGTGGCAAGCGCCGCGCGGGCGTTGACCCGGACCTTGGCGCTCAAGAAGTCCAATTCCGCGCAGCGCCGGATCAACGCCACGGACCGGGGGCGGGAGAATGCCGCCACCTCGGGCGCGGTGCCGGTGTTCTGGGGGTCAGGCAAGTCGCAGAACGGCGCGCCGCCGCCCACGAGCGTCACGCCGTCCACACCCACGGCAGACGAGCGCGCGGGCGGGGGCAGTACCAGCAACGGGGATAGTCGTGGATGAGCCGGGCACAGATGCTGATCGCCTATCTCGACACTGTGCGGGTGATGCGCTTTCGCCCCGGCAGCCACGATTGCGGCATGTATGTCGCCGGGTGGGTCAAGGCCGCGACGGGCGTGGATCACGGCGAGCGGTGGCGCGGGCGCTATCGCAGCATGGCGGGGCTTGCCCGCGTGATGGCCGAAGACGGCTTTGCCAGCCATGTCGATTATATCGCCAGCCTCTTCCCGGAGATCCCGCCCGCCATGGCGCAGGTGGGCGATCTGGCGGTGTGCGAGGGCAGCGCCATGGGCATCTTTGCCAGCGACCGCGTGTTCGTGCTGCGCCCCGACGGGCTGGGCCATTTATCGCGCCTCAAGGCGGCGAGGGCTTTCAAGATATGATCCTGTTCTTTGCGTTCCTCGTAGGCTTTATCGTAGCACCCGGCGGAGCTATGGCCGAGCCGATTTCCACTGCGATTGCCGTTGCGCTGGCGGCATCAAGCGCCGGGGCTGGCACGTTTGCGGCGATTGCTGCGGGGTTCGGTGCACTGGGGGCGTTTGCGACGCGGATCATCGTGGGCGTGGGCCTCTCGCTGCTCAATCAAGCCTTTGCCAAGAAGCCCAAGGTCAATGGTCAGGGCATCCAGACCGAACAGACCACGACCGGCGACGTGACGCCGCAGAAATTCATCGTGGGCACAATGGCGGCGGAGGGCCACGCGGTTGCGCCCGCCTATAGCCGCTTCAAGAACAACGGCATCCTGACCTACATTCTCGAGGTCTCGAACATTCCTGTGCAAGGTCTGACTGGGCGGATCGTCATAAACGGCAAATATTCCGACATCGAGGCCCCCGACAATAGCGCGGGGCCGTTCAATGAGGTGCCCGAAAATTCTGGCCGTCGCATCCTGACCGAGTTCCGGCAGGACGACACAGACCCGACCGCGTGGATGTGGTTCTACGACGGGACGCAGACCGAGGCCGATCCAACGCTGGTGACATACTATGGCGCGCATCCTGACCGTCCTTGGACCACGGATCACGTCCTGCGCGGCACAGCCTATGCGGTGCTGGAATTCGCGCTGGACCCCGAGATTTATCAGGGCCTGCCCTCTGTCCGGTTCGAGGTGCAGGGCATCAAGCTCTACGATCCGCGCAAGGATACCACCGTGGGCGGCTCTGGCGCGCATCGGTGGGACAATCCCGCAACTTGGGAGTTCTCAGAAAATCCGCAGGTGATCAATTACAACATCTATCGTGGCATCACCCTGCCCACGGGCGACATCTGGGGCGGGCAGGTGTCTGCCGAGGATTTGCCACTCGATAACTGGTTTGCGGGCATGAACGAGTGCGACGTCGATATCGGCGGGCGCAAGCAATACGTGGCGGGCTTCGAGATCAACGTCGAGGAGATGGCCCCGGTCGATGTGATCGAGGAAATGAACCGCGCCAGCTTTGCCCAGACGGCTGAGTTCGGTGGCGTGTTCCGGGTGCGCGTGGGTGCGCCCTCGGCCCCGGTGCTGGCTCTCACCGATGCGGATTTCGTAATCACGGAATCCTCGGAGCTCACGCCGTTCCCGGCGTTCGAGAACGTGACCAACGGCATCACCGGGACTTACGTCGAGCCGAATGATATCTGGGAGGGCCGCGAGGCCGATCTGATCCTGAACGAGGATTGGGTGGCCGAGGATGGCGGGCAGCGGGTGGCAAGCGTTGGACTGCCTGCGGTGAGCGTCAAGGCGCAGGCGCAGCACCTGCTGAATTCTCTGCTGCTGGATGCGCGCCGGTTTGTGACGTTCCAAGTGACCTTGCCGCCGAGTTTCGCGCTGGTCGAGCCGCTGGATTCGATCAGCTTCACGTCCGAGATTTACGGCTACACGAACAAGGTGTTCGAGGTGATCGAGGTCGAGGACCGCACCGACACGTTGCTGCAAGTCGTGGTGATGCGCGAGCGCGAGGCCACGGATACAGATTGGGGGCCGGAGCTCGACGTGCCGGCACCTCTGCCCACCAATGGTCAGACACCGCCTGCGCCGCTTGTGGTGCCGCTGTCAGTGGCTGCGTTTGACCTGTCGGACGCAGGCGGCACTGCGCGCCGCCCGGCAATCCTGTTGACCTGGACGATTGAAAGCCTGCCCGCGATCCGCAACCTGAAATATCAGGTGCGCGTGAAGGCCACGCAGGAGATCGTCGCAGAGGGCATCAAGCCGGTCGACGGGGGCCGCGTGCTGGTGCGGGGCGACATCAT